GGTATCAGGTACTAGTCAATATACTTTAGAAGCAGACACAATTGATTTGCTTGACCATGTTATACGTCAGAACTCTGGTAATACTTCTACACAATCTGATCTTACTATATCACGTATTGGTGTAAGTACTTACGCGTCTATCCCTAACAAGTTATCACAGGGGAGGCCAATACAAGTATGGGTAGAACGTTTACGTGATGCTCCCCGTATAAACGTATGGCCTATCCCTGATTCTAATGATTATACTTTTGTGTATTGGAGGATGAGACGTATAGAAGACGCAGGAAGCGGTGTAGAAACAGCAGATATGAATTTTAGGTTTTATCCTGCTCTTGTAGCTGGTTTAGCTTATCATATAGCTTTAAAAGTTCCTGGGGCCTATGAGAGAATACCTGTACTAAAACAAATGTATGATGAACAATATAACTTAGCAGCAGGTGAAGATAGAGAGAAAACCTCTGAACATTTTGTACCACGAGTGAATAGGATATAATATGCCAGGTAGACAAGCACAATTATTAGCTTTAGCAGAAGAAGGTGATGAATCAGCAATAAATGATTTATTTAAAGAGTTTCCTAGTCTATACAAAAAAATGTATGGGGGAAAAGAAGGAAAAGCTAAAGGCGGCAAAGTAGGAATGCGAAAAGGTGGATTAGCTAGGAGAAAAAGAAAATGAAAAAAATAAACCAATCAACCCAACCAGGTTTAGCTGCTTTAAAAAAAGAAAGTCCTGAAACTGTAAATAAAATGGGATACATGAAAAAAGGCGGTAAAGTAGGAATGCGAAAAGGTGGATTAGCTAGGAGAAAAAGGAAGTGACAGCATTTGCGTCTTCAAAAAATGCTTTAGGAATCTGCGATGTATGTGGGTTTCAATATAAATTACGTGAGCTTAGAAGCTTAACCGTAAGAGGGCGTGTTGTTAATACTTTAGCTTGCCCTGAATGCTGGAATGAAGATCACCCACAAAACGAACTAGGTAAATACCCTGTACGTGATCCTCAAGCATTACAAGACCCTAGACCTGATTCTGCAGAAATAAAACCTAGCAGAGGTTTACAATGGGGGTGGAACCCTGTTGGCTATGGGGGAGATTTTTATGATTTGACCCCAAACAATCTAGTAGCTAAGACAGCTGTTGGAACAATAACAATTGAAATAACTTAGGAGATTATTATTATGAGAAAGATGGCAAAAGGAATGCGCGGTGGCGGAAAAATGGCTAAAGGATACCGTTTAGGTGGAAAAATGGCTAAAGGTAGCCGTGCTGGAGGAAAAAAGAAGAAAACAACAAAGAAGAGATAGATGTCATATTTAATTAGCAATATCCCTTATTTTAAATGTTGGGTTCGGAGGGAGTTCACTTGTAATCATATGCGATACCATGGGGAATACCTCCATGGTTTGGCTATTGCCGTTAATACTATTCCAGATAGGTGTCTTAGCTTTCAAGTTGTTTTTACTGGTTGTGAAGCCGAAGGAGAACCTGAAGATACCATACATGGTGGAGCTATGTGGGCAAGAATGCCTATAACAGCGTTAGTTGCAGACATTCCTCTTGAAGAATGGCCTACCCCAATGGAAACACATTTAGTTCAGCCTTGGGACTGTAGTTCTCGTCATCACTCTATTGTTAACATGGAGAGAGTAAGTTCTTCTCCTTGGATGTGTAAAATCAACGGTGATTTCTACCAAGGTAAGTATTTATTTACAGTGGACTACACAGATAGTCATATTGGAGATGATCCTGCACAACACAAACAAAGTCATGTTATACAACTAACAGACGCAGGAGAATGGACAGGAAATATTGTAGCTTTACCTAATAACAGGGTTAGAGCAACCAGCCCTGCAATGTGGCAAACGGGAGAAGGACCACCTGACTTTAAACCAAGTCAACATATTCATTCAGCTGAAATACATGATAGTTATTTAGACCCTAAAATAACTTTTAATAATTTATATGTAGGTGAGGAAACTAAGAAGTGAACTACACAGACTTAAAAGCTAATATACAAGATATAGTTGAAAGCACTTTTACAGATGCTCAACTTGCGTTGTTTGTTCAACAAGCTGAACAGAAGATTTATAATTTTGTAAATATACCAGCGTTAAGAAAAAATGTTACAGGAACATTAACAAATGGTAATAAGTATTTAGCTTTGCCAACTGATTTTTTATATAGCTATAGTTTAGCTGTTGTAGATACTAACGGGGTTTATAATTTTCTTTTACAAAAAGATGTTAATTTTATGAGAGAAGCTTATCCTAACCCCGCCACTACAGGGTTTCCTAAACACTATGCTTATTTTGATAAAGATTTCATAATCTTAGGCCCGACTCCTAATGGTAATCATACTACAGAGTTTCACTATGGGTATTACCCACCATCTATAGTAACTGCAGGTACAACTTGGCTAGGAACTGATTTTGATTCTGCGTTACTCAATGGATCTCTCATGGAAGCTGCTAGATTTATGAAAGCTGAACAAGATGTTGTAGCTATGTACGAAAAAGAATACTTACAGGCTATCGCCTTGTTAAAACAATTAGATGGAAAGTTAAAACAAGATTTTTATAGGGCTGGAGAACCAAAGAAAGAGGTAAAGTAGATGTTTGAAATGAAAATGGATGTACCTTCGGTTGAAGTTATGACAACAAATAATAGGGGCTTTTCCCCTGAAGAAGTAGCTCAAGAGTGTATGAAAAAAGTTATTTATATTTCGGATAATACTGATCCAAATATAAGAGATCAGGCGAGAGCATTTTCTAATCAGATAGAAAAAGTAATTGTACAATATATGAAAGAAGCTATTAATAGTGATAGAACTACTGTATATAATGCAATTATGGATGCGGGACATCCAGAGTTAGCCAAATTGATAAGGAGATTATAAAATGGCGTTTGACGGAAATAATTACATGTGCACTTCTTTTAAAAAAGAACTTTTAGAAGCTGTACATAACTTTAAACTTTCAGGTGGTAGTGCTTTTCAAATTGCTTTGTATACAAATAGTGCTGCAGGAAATAACGGGTTTGGCGGAACTAGTACTGATATGGATGAAACCATAACAAATTATTCTGCTAATAACGAAGTTGCCAATGGTAATGGGTACACCACAAAAGGAGAACCTCTTACTAGAATTGATCCTACAACTGGGCAAGCAGCGGGAGGTAGCCCAGCTACTACAGCTTATACCTCTTTCCAAAGTAGTTCTGCTGTATGGCAGTCTTCAACTATTACAGCTAGAGGAGCTCTTATATTTAACGATACCGCAAGTAATGATGCTGCAGTGATAGTATTAGATTTTGGTAGTGATAAGTCTTCTAGTTCTGGTGATTTTAAAGTTGTATTCCCTACCGCAGCTGCAGGAAGTGCTATAATAAGGATTGCTTAATGTCTAAACTAGGTAACAGAATCAAAGTTGGTGTTTCTGCTATACCTGGTGGTGCACAAGGTACTCTTACTTTAGGTAACCCCGAAGATGGTTTCTTTGACTTTACAGAAGGTGGTATATTAGATCAAAACACTGTTAGATATGTTATTGAAGAAGGTAATGATTTTGAGATAGGAATCGGAAAATTTACAGCTTCAGGAACTACTCTATCAAGAGATACTGTAGAACAAAGTTTAATAAGTGGTTCAGCAGGAACTACAAAAATTAACGCATCAACTAATTCTGTTGTATTTGTAACAGCTACTTCAAGAAACTTTTCTTACCAAACAGCTATGACTTTGATATATGGGGTATAAAGATGACTTACAAAGTATCAGTTACTGTAGATATAGATGATGAAGATAAACTAGGAGAGGCAGCTGTAGCTAAATTAAAAGCAGGTGGAAAGTCTGATTCTGAAGCAAAAGAAATGGTATATGATGGTGATCTTGTACAACCGCTTAAAGCTTTACCTGTCATGACAGACTATTGGGCAGGATGGGCAGGGTGTACAATAAATAAAACAGAAATAGAGGATATATAAATGCCAGTAAATATAGCAGCTGCAACTTCGATTGTAGGAAAAACAAAAGTATTTCAAATGAATACTACTTCTTTAGATGAAGCATTAGATAACCAATCTGCAACAGAATTAGTTAAAATAAATAGCGTTGTTATTACTAATCTTGCTAATGCTGATGCTGATGTTTCAGGGACTATATCAGACGCAAGTGGAGGATCAGATGTAATAATTGCTCATTTAATTACAGTACCTGCAAAAACTAATTTAGTCCTTATTTCAGCAGATATGAGAATTTACTTAGAAGAAAATAAAGCTATTAATTTACAAGCATCAGTTGCTAATCGGTTAGGTTATTGTATAAGCTATGAGGTTATATCATAGATGAGTCAAGGTTATAGGCTTAATGGTGGGGTAATTGGTTTTACTAACTCTTGGGAAAGCGATAAGCCAGGTGTTTGGGATGTTAAAGCTCCTTATTTAAATCTTAATACACCTCCAGTTCCTGCTGGGGAATATTTATACACTACCACAGGTAATCATACCTTTACAGTACCAGCTAACGTAACAAGTATTTGTGTACTAGTTATTGGTGGTGGTGGAGGTGGTATGTATTGGGGTGGTAGTACTGTCGCATCTTATAGAATGAATGGTGGAGGAGGAGGTGGGTTAACTTATAAAAATAATATCAATGTTACTCCTGGTACTTACTATTCTGTAGCTGTTGGTGCTGGGGGGGTTAGAGGAGGTTACTCTTCAGGTAGTACAGCAGGTGGTACTAGTTCCTTTCAAGGGGGAGGGATTAATTTACAAGCAACGGGGGGTAATCCTGGAAGATACAATAATACAATTTATGGTGGTTCAGGTTCTGGGGGGGATAGTAACCGAACAGGAGGAATGTCACAAGGGTATAGTTCAAGTAATTATGGTCCTGCAGGTGGTGGCGGTGCTGCTGGTTATACAGGAAATGGAGGAACTGGGGGGAATAGATATTCTGGATACGGATCTTCAGCTGGTTCAGGTGGCGGTGGCGGCGGTGGAGGATGGAGTACATCTTACTATTATTCCTTTGGTGGTGGAGGAGTAGGTATATATGGTCAAACATCAAATGGATCAGCTGGGGGTGCAAATTCTAATAGTAATGGTGGTTCTGGACATGGGAGTCCTTCTGGTGGACAAGCTGGAGGTACGAGTAGAAGTTTAGGCACTAGTTCATTTTACGATTATTACCAAGGGGGTGGTAAATTTGGTGGTGGTGGAGGAGGTTCTTCTTCAACATATAGCGGTTATGCAGGAAATGGAGGACAAGGAGCAGTAAGAATTATTTATGGTGAAGGTCGTGCTTTTCCTAGCACAAATACTAATTTAGCTTCTAGTGCAGGAAACCAAACAATAGTGTAGGTAATATATGTTAGGCTTTTCTCCATTATCACAAGGTCCTGTAGGAACATCTGGTGGTGTTTCAGGAAATATAACTGTAAGTGTATCTGGTGTTGCAGCTACAGGGCAAGTAGATAGTGTAACTCCTTCTATTCCTGTTACCTTTGTACTCTCTGGTTGGGATTTTGGTGCTTGGAACCAAAACAGTTGGGGTATAAATGATACTCTCCCAATAGCTACTGGAGCAGTAGGAAATGTAAGTCTAGAATTAGATACAACTGTAGATGTTACAGGGGTTGAAGCTAGAGGAGCCTTTGGTATTGGATGGGGAGGTGGAGCTTGGGGGGCAAATACTTGGAACTCCCAGCCAGTTACAGTAGAAACAGGTACAGGAGTATCTATAAATGTAACTGGTATCACAAGTACAGGACAAGTAGGTAATGGTACTACTGTTATTGGAGGACAGGCTGGGGAAATAAATGTATCTGGTATTGAAGCTGTAGGTGTAGTAGGTAACGTAACTCTTAGTCTTGGTACATCAACAACTGTAAATGGAGTACAAAGCACAGGTCAAGTTGCTGGGGTAACTGTACTAGAGGGTCAAGGGGTATCAACAACTGTAAGTGGCTTGCAAAGCACAGGCCAAATTGCTAGTGTAACAGTTATTGGTAAGGCTAATGTATACCTAAATGGTGTTCAGGGTACAGGAGCTCTAAGTAGTGTATCAATAGAAATTGATAAAACAGTAAACGTAACTGGAGTTTCTGCTAGCGGATTCGCAGGAAATGTGTTAGTTTGGGGTAATATTATACCTAATCCAGGTACTGTTTGGGCAAATATAGGTCCTAGTCAAGGTGCTGGTTACAACCCTGTAACTACAAATCAGACACCAAACTGGAATCCTATAAGCACTAGTCAAACACCAAATTATAGTGTAGTATCCACTAACCAAACACCAAACTGGAAAGATATAGCAGCATAGGGATAAAAAATGAGTACATATGTTAATAATTTAAGACTTGAAGAAATTGGTACTGGTGAACGTTCTGGTACTTGGGGTACAGCCACCAATACAAACCTTGAGTTGATAGGTGAAGCATTAGGTTACGGGACGGAAGCCATACCTACTAACGCTACTACACATGATAGTATTGTTGCTGATGCTACCGCTGATGCTGCTAGGTCTATGTATATAAAATACACTGGTTCATTAAATGCTCCTTGCACAGTTACAATTGGTCCAGACACTATGAAAAGAGTTCATATCATAGAAAATGCGACAGGTGGTAGTAATCAGAATATACTTATAAAACAGGGCAGTGGTGGTGGGGCATCTGTTACAATCCCTAGCGGTGCAACTAAAATTGTTTATTTGGATGGAGGTGGTTCTGGAGCCATTGTAACAGACGCATTAGCTTCAGTAAAAATAGATACTACTGGTGCTATAACTGCAAGTGGAGCTGCTGGTGTTATAACAGGTACTACTATTGAAGCTACAGGTGATACTTCAGCAAGTGATAATGCTGCCATGGGTTATACAGCTACAGCAGGGTTGATTTTAACAGGAGATGGTTCTAGTAATGATGTTACAATCAGAAATAATGCAGGCGCGGATGTTATAAAACTTCCTACTGGAACAACAGATTTTGATATTGCTGCACATAATGGTAGTAGTACAGGATTAAAGCTAGGTGGTACACTTGTTACTGCTACAGCTGCACAATTAAACGCTAGCGGAAACGCAACAACAACTGGAAAAGCCATAGCCATGGCAATTGTATTCGGATAAAGGAGATATAATATGGCTCAACCAAATATAGTAGGTGTAACAAGGATATATGGTCAGTCGATAGCAATGGCTTTGACCACTACAACAGCTGTTGGTACAGCTACCGATTTTGCTTTCACGGTTAAAACAGGCAATGTTTTAAAAGTAAATAATATTATATGTTCTAATATACATGCTTCAAATGCTGGAACTCTAGATATTTTTATTGAACAGGTAAATGTAGATACTTCTGTAGCAAACGAAGGACCTTTTACTGAAAATAAAACAATACCTACGGGAGCTATGTACCTTGTAGAAGGTGTGTCTGTAGCTACAGGTTCTTCTTTAGTAGTTTTAGATCACCCTTTATATTTAAGAGAGGGAGTTAAATTCAAAGCCAAGGCTAACGCGGCTTCTACTTTACAGTTAATTATGTCTTATGAGATTATAAATACCATTGCCTAGGAGTATTTATTTTGAAAGTTATCGGCAACGAAGATCAAGACGGGAAATTTGTAGCTACAGCTAGTGGGACATTGTCTAACGGTGCTGTTGTTACTATAAATAGTGCAGGTACAGTATCTGTTATTTCTGATACAAACCAATTATTAGGAGATTCGGTTGATCCTTCAGGTTCTGGAAGCGCGCCATCTCATACTTCAGTAACTTATGACCCTGATACTGATAGATATATTTTATTTTATAACGATGGTGGTAATAATTCTTATGGTACAGCTGTTGTTGGACAAGTAGATGGAACAACTATTACTTTTGGAACTCCTGTAGTTTTTATTACTGGTGTAACATACTACAACAGTTGTGACTATGATACAAATCAAAACAAGGTGGTAAATGCTTACCAGAATATGAGTAGTAATGGTTGGGGGTACGTAATTACAGGTACAGTAAATGCAAGTGATAATTCTATATCTTTTGCTACACCTGTTGCGTTTGAAAGCGCAAGTGTATCAATTCAAGCTTCACACATTTACCTTCATTTTGTATCTGGCCAAAATAAGATAGTTATTGGTTATAAAGAAGTTACATCTAATAGCTATGATGGTTGGGGAATAGCAGGGGAAGTTCAGGCAAATGGAAGTGTAACTTTTGGGACTCGTCAACAATTTTTAAATAATACTGGTAATGATTTATACCTTGCAGTTAATAGTGAAGGTAATAGAATTATATTTGCTTATAGTTATGGTAATACGGGAGTAGTTAGATGTGCAGAGCTTAGTGGTACTAGTCTAGCTATGAACTCATCACAAGTCCAATTTATGACTAGTATGGTAACCAATATTGATGTAACTTTTGATAGTAATAGAACTCGACATATTATCGCTTTTAGAAAAAATGATAGTTATGGGTATGTAATATCAACAAGTGGGTTAACAGGATCTGGTAGTAGTGTAACTACCACTTTTCCAATGCCTGCTGTAGCTTTTACTGGAAATGCTACTGACCAAATAAGTATTTCATATAACCCCGATGTAAGACGTTGCTTTATAGGCTTTAGAGATAGTAGCAATAACCTACAAGTTAGACAAATAAAACTATATATTTATAGTGGTAATCCAGTTATAAGGCTTGACTACGATCAGGTCCAATCAAATGCTAATAACATCGAAATACAATCAGCAGGAGATGATTATACCTCAAATTATGGGGGAGGAAAAATTTGTACTCTTTATAGAAGTAGCAATGAAAGTAGCGCAGTCAGGTCTAGAATCCTTCAACCTGAAGATAAAAAAATATTCCCAAGCCCTAACACAATTATTGGTAGTGGTATAAGCCAATCCTATTATACTATGACTTATGATACTACTAACAAAAGATTAGTTTACGCATATAGAAATACTTCTACTAATAAAGGTATGGCAGTAGTTGCTACGCATGTAGGAGGAACTTCTGGTATTACTAGTGTTGGAACCCCTGTACAATTTTCTAATAATCAAACGGCAGATATGGCTATGACTTTTCACCCTGAACAAAATAGGGTGATAATTTGTTTTAAAGATAATGGTGATTCTGGAAAATTTAAAGTTGTAGCAGGATCTGTTGACAAAGACAATAATTCTATAAGTTTTGGGAGTGTCGTACAACTTTCAAACGGGGCAAGTTTTTTTGGTGCTTGTTGCTATGTACCTACAATGAATAGAATCTTTGCTTGTTGGAGAGATGAAAATAACTCTTCAAAGCTTTATGGTACTAGTATTAATGTAAGTGGTACAACTTGTAGTATTGCTAGTATACAACAAGTAGTTAATTACCAATCAGATGCTTTTAATGTGGCTTATAATTCAGTAGCAGACAGAGTAGTTATAAGTTTTCAAGACGCTAATAATTACCCTACGCTAATAGCAGGAACCCCTGACCGAGATAACGCGGCTGTAGTATTTGGCACTCCTGTAATTGTTGCGGGTGTAGTGTCTAGTGGTAATAATTTATGTTATGATAGTACGAATGATAGAATTATAGTAACTTATACTGATGACAGTGCTTCTGAAGGAAAAGTAGCGGTAGCTAGCCAATCCCAATCAAACTTTACTTTGGGAGCCATAAATAGGTTTAGATCTGGTACTGGTTTTTATAACCAAGTTGTACATGATCCAGATTCAAATAAAATTATATTTCTTACATCTGATAATAGTAATTTTATGAGGTATAATATAGGAACAATAAATGCTGTAGCAAATACTATTAGCATTACTGAATCAGATAATAGTAGTGGCAATGGATTTAATTTTGCTTGTGATTATCAACAGGGAGCTGCAAATGTTACTAGTAGTATAGTTTATAATCCAGATAAAAAAGCAACCGTATTTTCTTGGGAATCAGGTGGTGCAGGAAAAACATCAATACTTACTGTGGGGGCTTCTAGTTTAAAAGCTAATAATGTTATAGGTATTTCTGATGGGGATCATGCAGATACCACTAACGCTACAGTTAACCTTGCTAATAGCATTAGCCGAAATCGAACAGGAATTACAGCTGGACAAACTCATTTTGTATTGTCAGATGGATCAATAAGTACAACAGCTGGAGACCCTTCAGTTCCAGTAGGAACAGGAATATCAACCACAGAACTAATTATAGAAGGATAGAATATGAAAACAATAGTTCACAAAGATAATAAAGAATCTAAGTATTTACTTGAAGATTCAAAACCCGTCATAATAGCATCACATCAAATAACAGTAGGGAGTAACCCCGTTGATTTTTATGTAGCAGATATGAACTCTTCTAATGCTATATTATATGAAAATGTAACAAATGCTCCTTCTGATTGGACAGGGTGTAAATACTTATTTGATGGAAAAGTATGGACTAAAAATTCTAAATATGTAGAACCTAAAAAAGATAGTTAATCATGCGTACTATAGGAAACGACCTTTCAGCTAAAAAACAAAATAATTTTATAGCTAGTGGCACATTGGATAACGGTGCATCTGTTATTGTTAACGCTGATGGAACCGTTTCTTCTGTCGTACAAACTGCGTTCACATCAGCTGATGGTAATGTTACAGAGAATTCTAGTGTATCTGGTTCTTATGATTTTACAGCTTGTTATGATAGCACAAATAAAAGAGTAGTCGCTTTCTATAATAGAAGTGATTCTTTAGTAGCACAAGTTGGTTCAATATCTGGTACAACTATAACTTTTCTCCAGGAAAATGTAATCACATATAGTACTCCAGCGGAGATGAATTGCTTTTTTATACCACCAACCGCGTCAAGAAATGCTAAAATAGGTTTAGTATATAGACTTACTTCAGGAAGTACGGGTATTAAATGTAACATATGTGAAATAACTGATGGGACAGGTACTCTTTCGTATATAAATACTAGTAGTTCTACGAATATTACTAGTAATGGTAGATATCCCAGAGCTGCTTATGATCCAGACAATGATCTAGTTGTAATTATGTACAGAAACCAATCTAATGGTAACTGTGTTGCTCTTTCATGTAATTTTACTGGGACTGGTTTAAGCACAGCTGTAACTGTACCTGGTTCTGAACAAACTATTAAAAATCAATTTCTTAGTTCTGATGCAGGAAAATTTTTTATAACTTATGATACTAATGCCAACAGATTTGTTTTTATTTATTTTGATGGTTCTACAGGTTATCCCCGCTCTAAAGTTGGTTTTGTAAATACTCCCGCTAGTGGTGCTATGACAATGGGGAGTGAAGTAACTATTGAGTCTTCAGCAATGTCAGGGCCTTATTATGGTAATATAATTTATGACCCAGATCAAAAGAAAGTAATATTATTATATAGAACTAGTGGTGGTGGAGGTAAAATCATAGCAGGAACTGTATCAGGAACTTCAATTACGTGGGGGACAGCTGTAGCTGTTGATGGTAGTATGACTACAGCTAACTTAGTATATGATTCACAAGCAAAAAAAGTTTTAGTTCTCTACATGAATACCAGTAATAATTATGGCAGAATCCGTGAAGTTACAGTAAATGGGACTACTTTGACAGTAGGATCAGAAAGTGTTCCTCTTTCCCAAGATCTTTCAACGACTACACAATTTGGCCTAGCTCATGATTCTGACCAGAACGTTAATTATGTTACCTTTAGAAAAAGTAGTTCTGGTGGTAGATTTGCGGCTATGTGTATACGGCTTGCTCATCTTAGTGAGAATCTTACTTCTGAAAATTTTATAGGTATGCCCGAATCTCGTGTAGCAAATTCAGCTACGGCAACTGTAAAAACACAAGGAGCAATAGCAAAAAATGCTTTTAATAATGGTTATGTTATTACAGTGCAAAATGTATCAGGAAACAATAAGTATTTTATAGATGGAGTACAACAAGACACCCTAACTCTTTACAGAGGAAATACTTACTTCTTTGATTGGTCTGCAGCTTCAACACATCCATTTAGTTTTTCAACTACATCAGATGGAACACATAACAGTGGGAGCGAATATACAACAGGAGTTACAAAAGATAATAGTGCTTATACAACGTCAATAACAGTTGATTCAAGTGCTCCTAATACTTTGTACTATTATTGTAGTGCTCATAGTGGTATGGGTGGTAGTGCAACTATATCAAATGTAATTCCAGGAAGAACCTACTATGTCCAAAAAAATGGAATATTAAAAACTACTGCTGATACACCTAGTGTTGTAGCAGGAACTGCTTTATCAACTACAGAACTAATTGTAAAAGGGTAGTAAATGAAAACGATACCTCCAGAAACTAAAGACAAAGTTAGAATAAAAGCTACTGGTACACTACCTAATGGAGCTCCTGTTATAATAAATTCAGATGGTACAGTCTCTACGGCTATAGATAATTCAGAAACACCTAATCCTCAAAAAGAATATATTGATCAAGCGTCTCCTAACTCTCCCGCTTATATTGCCAGTGTATATGATAGCTATAACGATAGAGTTGTGTTTGCTTGGAGAGATCAAAACAACAGTAATTATGGAACTGCTATTGTAGGACAGATTAAAGGTCGGACTATTACATGGGGTACTAAAACAACTTTTCTAACAGCCCAAGCAGAATATATAAGTATGGCGTTTGATACTAGCCAAAACAAAGTTTTAATTTGCTTTAAACATGATGGAGATGCGCAGAAAGGGTATGGTATAGTAGCTACAGTAGATCCTAGTAATAATAGTATAACTTTTGGTACTGCTGTTAAATTTAATGATAATGGTGTCACGTTATATATAAGAGCTGCTTTTGATAGTAATTCTAATAAAACAGTTATTGTCTACAGTGATGGAGGAGATTCGTATCATGGATATAGTATTGTAGCAACTATATCAGGAACTTCTGTTAGTTATGGAACCGCTGTAGAGTTTGTAAATATCGAGGTAAATGAACTAGCAGTTACTTTTGATAGTGAACACAATAAAATAGCCCTCGCATACAGAAAAGGTTCTCCTAATTATTATGGAGCTTTTAAAGTTGGAGATGTAAGTGGAACCTCAATTACATGGGGACTAGATATAGATATTCTTACAGCTAATATGCAGTATCATAATATTACATTTGATACGACAAATAATTTTGTTGTTGGTTGTTTTATGGATGGTGGGTCTGGTAACAAAGGAACTTTGTATGTTTTAGAAATAACTGATTCGTTTGCTAGTAACGCTACTAATGTAGTTGGGATAACTGCAACCGTTTTTGCTACTACTGTAAGTCAACATATAAATGTAGTATATAATCCTAATTCTAGAACTACAGCCATACTGTATTACAATGGAAATAGTGGGCATAGTTATATATTGGAAGCAGAGGTTCACAATGATAGGACAGTTGATTTTTTCAATAATTCAGGTACTGCACTAGCAGGTGAAACTACTATTACTTATGTTTCGACATACCATGCACCAATATATTCCTCTAGTAGTAAACAAGTAGTTACATTCTACGTTCACGGTGGGTTTGGTGGTGTAGGCTATATGATAAAGAAATTTAGAAGAGATGCTTTCGGAGCTGCCGTACAGTTTGAGTCTCACGCGGTCAATGATGTGAGCGCAGTATATAATGCTGCCACAAAAAGAGTAGTTGTAGCGTATAGAGATACAGGAGAGGGTAAGGGGTACGCAGTTGTTGGAGCTGTAGGATCTGATAATACAATAAGTTTTGGAACGCCTGTAGAATTTTACTCATCACAACCTAACCAAGTATCACTTGTTTCTCTCCGAGAAGAACAAGACAACAATGACAAAGTAGTAATTGTATTTGCCCAGACTAATAGTCAGATATGGGGAAGACCAGCTCAAATAAACCCTGCTAATAATTCTCTTACACTTGGAAATGCTAATAGTCTCAACTCTAATGTGACTAGTGGAGGTAGTAGGATCGGGTGTTGTGCTTATCCTCCTTCTGGAGATGCTATTATAGTTTCTTTTGATACTAACGCTGGTACAGCAGGTGGGTATACTGCTGTTGGTGTACTTAATACAGCTGGTACAGATATAACTTTTGGGGGTAATTATATTTTTAATGCTGGGGATTCCCCAGAAGCTACAATGGAGTATGACCCCACTAACCAGGTTGCTGCAGTTTTTTATAGGGATGATGGCAATAATAATTACGGTACTTCAAGAACTTTAGCAGTGACTAATACTAATCAAATTAATTACAACAGTGAGGTTGTATTTAGTTCTGTTAACACCACCTACAGGATAGATGTTACTTTTAAGACTGAACATTATGGCACAAACCAGCCTAGATTTGAAATAGCTTTTATGAATACAGCACTTAATAATGGTACAGGACAAATTGTATATGGATTTATAAGTGGTAGTTCAATAGTTTTTTCAGGAGCTGCAAGTTTTCAGCTGGCGGTTGGGGGGTATAATCCACAACCTAGTAATATAAGATTATCTTATAATGAAGAAGCAGATTTAACTCCTATTTTATATCAAAAAGATAGCCAAAATAAAACTGTATATACCTTATATCGAACTGTTGTAGGTGGGGGCCAGGAGTTTTTTAGTGTTAAAAGAAGTCTTAGATCAGAAGCTTCTCCAATATATAATATAAATTCAGATTCTCATGATATTGTTTATGATGCTAATGCTAAGAAAACTATAGTATTTTTTAAAGATGGAGGAGCTAGTAATGTAGGAAAAGCCGTAGTTATAGATATAGGAACCGCGAATCTTACCTCTGAAAATTTTATAGGTATGGTAAATGGGGGTACAGTTCCTACAGACGGTCAAGCTATAGTTGATATTGTTGGTACAGTAAATGAAAATCAATCGGGTCTAACAATAGGGCAACAATATTATGTCCAAAAAGATGGAACTTTAAGTACAACCGCAGATACTCCTAGTGTACTAGCAGGCACTGCTCTTTCCACAACAAAACTATTGGTGAAAAAATAATGAGTGATGATTTAAGAACAGAATTTGAAGTACATAAAGCTGTTAGTGAGGAACGTTGGACAGTTATATTAGGTCGTGTAAAGAGACTAGAAATGATACTTATAGGAGCGAGTGGTACTACAATAGTGTTATTAATCTCGTTAGTAATGAAGGCATGATGTATGGTACTAAGCGACATAGTAACTGGTATCCAACTTGTAAAACAAAGTGTGGACTTTATAAAGTCGAGCATAAGTACAGCGAAAGATGTAAACGATATCGTAGGTGCTATAGATAATTTACTAGATGGGGAGCAACAAATAAATGCGAAGCGTAGTAAAAAAGATGGAATAGGATTAAAAGATCAATTTGGAATAAAGAGTGTTGCCCATGAAGTTATTGATGCAAAGATTGCTGCAGAAGAGCGTTACAATATGTCGGTCCTTATTGACCAGCGTTTCGGACATGGTACGTTTAAGTCCATTGTGGATTTACGCGCAAAACGTATACAAGAAGCTAAAGAACGTGCCAAAGTACTTGCAGGGGAAAGGCAAAAAAGAAAAGAAGAAATAATGGAAATGGTAGCCATAGGAATAGGTATTTTACTTGTAGGTGTACTTGCAATTACTGTATTTGGTGCATTGTTAGTAAATGCAATGGAACGTGGTAGTCCTAGTTTTAGAGAGTGGTACAATGGAAGTTAAAGATTTGTTATTTATTTTTATTGTTCTTTCTGCTTATTATTGGTGTGTAGTGTTTCCACCGAAATGGTTATTTATTAGGTAAGTTAATATGGCACAGAAAAAACTGGAAAAAGACAGTGCTTGGGAAAAAGCAGACTCTAATGGAGACGGTGTGATTACTGATGCAGAATTGGGCCGTAGAGAACGTATGGTTCTCCTTGAAAACCGTGATAAAAAAGAAGATCAGCAACGGTGGCTTGTATGGTTTTCTGCATTAACTGTAACAGTTTTTATTATTGTGTTAATGACACCTATTATACCTATAGATCGTATTGACCATTTGAGTGGAATTGCTGAAATTTGGATATTATCTAATATGGGCATAATTGGTAGCTTTATTGGATTTAATCAACTATCTAGAAGAGGAACTAAGGGAGATAATTTTGAGCTTAATAAGTAGTCTTATACAACCTGTCGGTGATATTTTAGATAAAGTAATCCCTGACCAGGATCTAAAAAGGAAGCTGTCCCATGAGATAGCTACTATGTCTGAAAAACATGCCCAACAAGCTTTACTTGCTCAACTTGAAATAAATAAAGCAGAAGCAGCTTCTGGTAGCTTGTTTAAGGGTGGATGGAGACCCGCTGTGGGCTGGGTTTGCGCAATTGCTTTTATGTATCATTTTATCCTTAAAGATTTAATTATATTTGGTGCTGCATTTGCAGGAGTTGAATTACCTGAATTACCAGAATTTGATATGGGTACACTTTTAACCGTTCTCGGAGGTATGCTCGGAATCGGGGGACTTAGGACATATGAAAAGCAAAAAGGTTTAACAAAATAGGAGAAAGAATAATGGCTTTCGCGCTAGGAAAAAACAGTTTATCAAAGTTATCTACAGTAGATAAACGACTGTGGACTATCTGCCAAGATGCTATAAAGATTACACGTATTGATTTTGGCGTGATTTGTGGGAAAAGAACACTCGCAGAACAAGAAGCCCTTTTGGCCAAGGGCGCGACCCAAACAATGAAATCAAAACACCTTGATGGGTTAGCAGTTGATCTCATGGCATATATTAATGGCAGAGCTTCTTGGGAACTAAATTTGTACGATGATATTGCTGATGCAATGAAGGAAGCGTCACGTAAAAATGATATCCCTATACGATGGGGTGCAGCGTGGCATATAGATGATATAAGTAAATGGACTGAATCAATGGAAGATGCTATGAACTCCTATATTGACTTAAGACGTAGCCAAGGCAGGAGACCATTCATTGACGGACCCCACTTCGAGCTTACAGGATAACGTGTTATTATGTGGATGTCAATTATGATATTATGTGGTAGTCTGTACGCCCAATCTTGTATGGTAATTACAGGTAATGTACTACATACAAACAAAGAAAAGTGCTTCGAATACGCTATTGAGAAAGCTAATAAAGCACTTACATTTCCCAATGTGTTTCAGGCTAAACCCTTTTGTCAGGTTATACCTGGTACACAGAAAGAAGGCGAGGTAGACACTTAATGCCATTAAAAAAGCTACTATTAAAACCAGGAATTGATCGTGAAAACACTAGTTATACAAGTGAAGGCGGTTGGTATGACGGTGACAAAATAAGATTTAGGCAAGGCACTCCTGAAAAAATAGGAGGTTGGTCACCAATAAGTATTGGTAAGTTTTTTCTTGGTGTATGCCGTTCTTTATGGAACTGGACTTCTCTTACGAGTGTAAATTTTACAGGTGTAGGTACTAATATAAAGTTTTATATTGAAATGGGTAGCGCGTACTATGATATAACCCCCTTACGATTAACTACAGCTGCAGGGGATGTAACTTTTTCCGCTTCTAATGGATCTCCTATAATAACAGTAACAGAAGCCAATCATGCAGCAATAGTCGGAGACTTTGTTACCTTTAGTGGTGCTGCTGGACTGGGCGGTAATATTACTGCAGGGGTTTTAAATCAAGAATATAGTATTGCAAGTGTTATTAGTTCTACTCAATATACTATTATGGCAAGAGTTGCAGGGGTTACTATTTCTGATATTACTACTCAAACAGGTTTAGTCCCATTCCCATCTTCAGTTACTGCAACTGGTTCAGATTCAGGTAATGGTGGTAGTAATACTGTAGCAGCATATCAAATTAATATTGGTGTTGATGGAGAAGTTCCTATAACAGGTTATGGTGCAGGTACATGGGGAGAAGATGCCTGGGACCACTCTACATTAGGTTCTACTATAAGCTCTCTAAGAATGTGGTCACAAGGTAATTTTGGAGAAGATTTAATTCTTGGGTATAAAGGCAGTCCTTTGTATTATTGGGATGCTTCTAATGGATTAGGTACTCGTTGTGTTTTATTATCTTCTTTAGCTGGTGCTTCTAATGTACCTACAGCACAAAATTTCTCTCTTGTATCTGATAATAGATTTGTCTTTTGCTTTGGAACAAACCCTCAAGGTAGTGCAACATTAGACCCTATGTTAGTTCGTTGGTCTGACCAAGACAATCCCGTTGAATGGGGTGCTTCCGCCTTAACACAAGCAGGTGATATGCCTTTATCCAGAGGAACTGAACTTATGTCTGCTATACAAGCAAGGCAAGAGATATTAGTTTGGTCTGATTCTGCACTGTATTCTTTTCAGTATGTAGGCGTAGATTCTGGAGTATGGGGATCTCAAATATTAGGTGATAACATATCAATAATTTCTAAAAATGCCGTAGCTTATTCTAGTGGTATAGCTTTTTGGATGGGGAAAGATAAATTTTACAAATATGATGGTACTGTAGCTCCTCTTCCTTGTAAGGTTAGGAAATATGTTTTTGATGATATAAATAAAGACCAATTTGAACAAGTATTTTCGGGTACAGTTGAATCTTTTAATGAAGTATGGTGGTTTTACTGTTCAAAATCATCAAGTACAATAGATAGATATGTTGTTTTCAATTACTTAGATAATATTTGGTATTACGGTACTTTAGACAGAACTGCGTGGCTAGATGCTCCAGCAAAAGATTTCCCACTAGCAGCTACTTATAAACAAAATATAGTAAATCATGAATCTGGTACAGATGATAACGAGTTAGGAGAAGCTAATGCAATAACTGCTCATATTTCGTCAGCAGAGTTCGATTTAGATGATGGACACCAATTTATGTTTGTGCATAGGGTATTACCCGATATACGTTTTGATGGCACTCTTGATGGAACTACTCCTTCTGCTACTTTATCTCTTCTACCTTTAGCTAATTCAGGTTCTGGATATAATAATCCTTTGACTTTTAGAAATAATAACCAAACAACTATAACACGTAGTGCTGTTACGCAGACTGTGTATAATACTGATAGTGATAAAAATTCAGTCCCACCCCAAAACCCAAAAACTTATAATATAGAACAATATACTGGGCAGTTAAATGTGAGAGCTAGAGGTCGTCAAATGGTAATGAAAGTTGAATCTTCAGGTCTAGGAGTGCAATGGCAATTAGGTTCTCCAAGACTTGATATGCGACCTGATGGGAGGAGATAATGCCTACTAAAGCAAATGTTAATTTTAAAGCACCCGTATTACCCGATCCACCACAGGAATATGATAAAGTTGCTTTTGCACGTTTTAATAATATACTAAGACTTTACTTTAACCAAGTAGATGACGCGCTACGTAGTGCTAATTTAAAAGAACAATCTGATGCAATGAGCTGGTTTTTAGGGTAGATGGCTAATACATATAAAAACGCAAAAGTAGACTTAACTTCTACAGGGGTAACCACCCTATATACAACTCCTGCAAAGGCAACTTCTATAGTAAAATCTATATTGGTATCAGAAGACTCTAATAATGCAGATACTATTACAGTAACAATTACTGATTCTACAGCTGCTGTTTTTAGTGTTTTTAAAGAGAAAGCTATTTTTGCAAAGCAAACATTAGAATTATTATCCGCACCTCTTGTACTAAATACAGGAGATATTTTAAAAGTAACTGCTGCAACAGGTAACAGACTACATGTTATAGCTAGTATATTAGAGATAAGTTAACATGAAAACTCAAATAGATAGTAATCAGAAAAAACTACCTTTCTCTGTAATAGTTAGTAACGCCATATTGACTAGATATCCTGTAGAAACAAAAAAGACAGCAAAAGACTTTTTAGTAGTAGAAAAATTAATGACTGAACCAAATACAGAAACTATGCAAGTAAATAACACGGTTTTTATAGTAAGAATAAGAGAAGAAAAACAAGCTTGTTTAATTATACCATTTAACATGGATACAGAAGAAAACTATGTAAAAAACATAATTACTGTAATCACTAATTTAATAGAAAAAGGTACTAAACGAGGTGTGTTTATGGATGTTCCCGTAGCAAATGGGGGTTTTGGCGTTTATAGAACCGTAAAAGAACAAATAAATGTACCGACAGGAATTTCTCAAACAGGTAATAGACTAACTTTCATATGGGATTCTTCTATATCTCTTAAAGGTAAAGATAAGTAAATGATTTTTGGTTGGATTTCAGAAAAAATTAATGATGCTCTTGATGATATAAATACAGCATATGATAATCTTACGGACAGTTTTCGTGATTGGGATATTAGTAAATTAGAAAATCCAAGTGTTATTGACCCTGGAGATTGGGGTCCTTCTGTTGTAGATGGCTTAGAAACTGTAGTAGATACTGTCGAAAATACTGTAAAAGCTATAGCAGATAAACCTGTACAATTTATAATTCAAGCAGCGGTAAGTACCTTTGCTCCTAGTTTAGCTCCTATTGTAAATGGAGCCATAGCTGCTACAAATGGGGCAAAACCGTTAGAAATATTAAGAGCTTCTGTTTTAACTGCTGTGACACCTAAAGTTGCCGAAGCAGCTGGTAATTATACTTCAGATTTTCTTACAAATGTAGATATTAGTAGTAATCTTACTACCTCTATTTCAAATATTGCTGAAAAATATACAGAAGCAAGGTTACAAGGTGGAGACGCTGAATTATCTCTTGTTACAACTGTTTTAGATAGCGTAAGAACTCCTATCCAAGAAACAATATCTGAATTTACTAAGCTTATTGAGGGAATAGAGATAGATATTGATACAGGTGAAATTATTGATTCTGAATTAGAGGAAGCAATAAAAAAGGGAGTAGATGCTTTTATAGATACAGGCACAGTAAGTGGTGCTGTAACAAGTTTAGTTGCTGAACAAATAACTCCCCTAATTGATAACTTTTCAGATTTAGCAGGTGCAAATAAAGCACAAATACAAACTGCTATAACAGCTGCTGTAACAGCAGGGTTAGAAGGAGGTGGGGAAGAAGCTGTAAATGCTGCATATTATGGTTCTTTAGCAAAGTCTAGTGGAGAAGAATTAGGAGCATTGCTTGAAAAACCTATTACAAATTTTGCTACAGGGATGTTAGAGAGTTTAGGGTTTATACAGAAAAAGGATGGTACTCTAGTAAATAAAAACAATGTAATTGTTGATGGTACAGGGCAAGCTGTTAAAGGAGAAGATGGTAAACCTATAGTTTGGAAAGGCGGATTTAGGGAAGGGGAACAAGACTTAGTTTTTATATTTAATGATGGATCTGCTGTTGAACTTGGCGATGTATTCATAAGTGAAGTTGCGGAAGCTTTAGATCCTAAAAAATTCAAAAACGCAGAAGAATATATAGAGGCATTAAGATACCAAGTAAATGGCCTTAGAGCCTTACCAGATCAAACTGCGGTTGAATCTAAAATAAATAATTTAGAAAAAGTTATTAATGGGGTATCTATATATGAAGGTAAACTGCCTGATGACATATTAGAAAAAAATTATGTATATACTAAAAGACAACAACAACTAATTGATGGTATAACTCAATATGGCGGTGCGACAACTTCTGCAGGACAGAAAGCAGCTGCTGTTGCTGACTTAACAGCATATGCTAAAGATATTCCAACCTATGCAGAACATAAATTAGACGAAAATATTACACCTGAAATGGTACGTCAATTTATAGATCATAATGAAGTTAATCCTGACTATCTATTGTACAGAGATTCTAAAGTTGGAAAGAGTACAGCAACAAAAACGGTTTCAGGTACTGAAATGAGTTATGATGAGTTTGGAGATCCAACTATTCCAGAAATAACTTATAATTATTCTCCAGAATCTAGTGTATTTGGTACTAAGTTTGAACTTAAGGCGGGAGATAAGATTGAGGGTGTCTCTGATCCTGATCCTTTTTTATCCTATACTCAAGAAGATATATTAAGCGAAATAGCAAAACACAACGAATTAGCTGAAAGTCTGGGGGCAAATGATTTAAAAGTTACTTTAAAAGCAGGAGATACTCTTTCTTCTACAGATGCAGCTAAGTTAATGTTAGGAGCGAATATAAGTTATAGTAATGTATATGCCCTTAATAATTTACTTGGAACTAACGTAGATGGAAAAGTAACAGATGAAAATTTTAAAGATTTAACTATGAAAGAGGTAGGAGAACTTACAGATAGTATGATAACTGAAGATTTTAAAACCACTGCAGCATTTCAAAGTTCTCAAAAAGAAGATTCCGCTAGCCAAGGAATAATGACTGGACCTGGCCCTGAAATTTTTTTTACGGGGGGAACACCTCAACTACTTCATAAGGCGGGGATTACTTTATCTACGATACCTATAAAACTTGCAACTCAGGCAGGAAGAAAGGAACTTGCAGCTCTTTTGGGGGTAAATGTAGCAAGTCTACCTTCTGCAAAAAATTTTGCAACGGGAAGTTTTTCTTCTCTCTGGAGTGCTATGAAAGGAACTACGGGGTTATCTGCTAAAGCTGCATTATTTGGAACAGAGGCTTTAAAATACGACTTTAACTCAACGATGGAAGAACTTGTAAAGCAAGAAGGAGGAGCTACTCAATTTTTAGCTAGAATGTTTGGGTCTGATAACGTTAAGAATTGGGGTGTTCAAGGACTTGAGATGGGTTGGGCTACGGCTTTAGGTTTTGAGGAGTTAAAACAACAAGGGATAGAAAAAGTATTCGGGTACGAAGGAGGTAACGAAGTAGACCTTACTCAACAGTGGGTTGATTATAAACTTGGTTTAGGTGAAAATCCTTATTCATCAGAAACACCTTATGTAAAACTAACCAAAGCAAAACAAGAAGAAATGAGTAAGTATTTTAGCCCAGAAGCAAAAACCCTATTAGAACAAAATGTAGCTTCAGGAGATGTACAGTTTAAATACGATCCAAATCTAGGCACGTATATGCCTGTTGCACTACACAATGTATCTTTTGGTGACGATCCTTCCCTTGCTGGTACATATTTAAAAGCAAATGGTGGGGTAATGGATGTTATAGCTGACGTATTAATGTTTAGTTCAGGACCAGTTGGTAGCGCATTAGGGTTTGCACAAAACACATTTGAAGCAAGCGGAGCAACTGTTGCTGCTATTGAACAAGCGTTACTTAATAAGTTTGAAAATCCAGACGATAGTTTTACACAAGAGTTTAATTCGTACAAAGAAGCTTATGGTGGGGATTTTGAAGCAATGCAAGCTTTGATGAGGGATGCAAAAAAAGTAGTTTTAACTTCAGGTTTAGTAGGTGCAACTATAGATAAAGCGCAAGCAGCAATGATATTAAAGCCTATAACAAAAGCTGGATCTAGACTTTTAAACGCGGTTGGGGGAGCTACTTTAGTTGCAGCGGGCGAATCACTTAGTGAAGGTATAGAAGAATTAGTTGCTAATATAGGTATTGCTGAAGGTACTCTTCAAAAAGGTCTTGATTGGTGGAATACGGTAGGAAACAATTTAATTGGGGCAGGTATAGAAGGAGGCATTGAAGGTTCTCCTGGTGGTGGAGCTGCGGGAGTAACAGGGGCTGTATCTAATCCTAATTTTGCTTTAAGTGATATTAATGAAGCTGGGAAGGCACTAGCAGAAGAAAATGGTTTACAATTTGAAACACGGACTGGCACAACAGTTATAAAGAATTTAAATAATAGTGATTTTGCGAAAAGGTTCCCTAATTTTATTGATTTAGGTGAATCAACAATTACTAATGACCAAGTTTATGAAAGCGTTGCGTGGGCTTTAATTGATGCCGAAAGTAAAGGACTTGATGGATTAAGCGGAGAAACTATTAACCAACTTTCAAATTTATATCCTGAATCTAATATTAATGAAGTACAAAATACTGTAAAGAATGCTATAAATAGTGCTAAAACTTCTAATATAAATTTTCTAGACGGTAATATAGAAGATAATTTAGCAAAAATAACAGAAAATATTAATATAACAAATACAATACCTGTTACTCCAGCTGGAGATGATACTACTTATACTTCTCTTGACCAACTAACAATACCAACAGGTGAAGGAGAAACTACAACAGGGACAGCTACAGATTTTGGTACTTTTACTTCAGGTACAGACACAGCTACTACGACAGATACTACTACGACAGGTACAGATACAAACCAGAATACAGCTACAGACTTTAGTACTTTCACTTCGGGTACAACTACTACAAATACAGCTACAGACTTTAGTACTTTTACTTCGGGTACAGATACCACTACTACGACAGATACCACTACTACAACAGATACAAACCAAGACCAAGATAAAGATACAGATAAAGAACAAGACACTCAAATTAATCCTCTAATTAATACTCTTATAACTACACAAGTTGAAGACATACCTGATGAAGAAGAGGAAGAAGAAGAAGAGTTATTTGAAACTTTAGGGGGGGCATCTCAAGCTGGGTTAATGAAAGTAACTACCCCTGAACCTGGTGATATTGATTATATTTATGATTTTAGTAGTATATTTCCTAACCCAAAATCAGAGGAGTTATTACCCACACCTTATGCACCAGAAAAAAATTTCCTTGATGAAATAAGAAATATAGTGCAAAAAGGACCATATGAAGATATAATAAATCCTGAAGGTGAAGCAGAAAAAGAACAAGAAGAAAAAGAAGAAGCAGAAGAGCTACAAAGACGTGCCAGATATAGAAGGATAGCATAATGAGTTGGAAAGAAGAATTAGCAAAAATTTTCTTATACGATACTGATAAGGGGAAGACAAAACCTGATGGTTCACCTGCAACGGAAGAAGGCGAAGGAAATTATTTACTAGATCCTAGGAAAATCGCGGCTATGCTGGGGTTTGGTCTAAGTGCTTCAGGTGCTTTAGCTCCCAAAGATCCTCCTGTTGGTTATCAAGGCACTGTTCCTAAATATAATTTTGTTCGTGATCGGGTACAAAATACTTATGATCCTAATAGAAGACCAGGAAGTGGGGGACAACGTTACTTCTCTACACCTCAATTTGTAAAGCAAACTGATAATATGACAGGTGAACAGATAGGAACTTATGAAGATGATTTAAAAGCCGCGCAAGATGCGGCTGCTACAGAGGTTGGTGGACTAGAAACTTTAAACAGAGAAAATTTAGCAAGCTATCCTGCTCCTGTTACTACAACTCCAGAAGAAACAAACACTGGTATCGCGTCTCTTCCATCTATACCATTAGAAGCCGATCAACTTACTGGGCAAGTAAATCTTGGTATGGCAAATGGTGGTATTGTAGGTTTGAAAAAAGGAACTTTTAGTGATTTTATTAGTAATCTTGGAAGTGGCATAAAAGATACAGCATCAAATATTGGAAGTAGTATAAAAGATATGGGAAGTGGTATGTATAAAGATGTAGTTTATGGCCCAATGCAAGGGCCTAATTTACCAAGTGAAACACATGGAAGTTTAGCTAATTTAGATAATCCTTTTGGAAAAACATCATATGATTATGGGCCCTTTACTTTAAGTACAGATGGAACAACTGCAGAACAACATTTTGGTCAAAGTGATGCTGAAGAAGAAAGAAGTAAAGCTTATGCAAATTACAAAAGAGCCATAGGTGCGGGCGCAGGTGAAGGTGTATCTCAAGATTATGTAAGAGGCCGTTCCGATGCTCGTGCTGAAAATTTCTTAGGGGGTCAAAATTATGATGCGGTTGTATCACAAAATGAAGCAACTCCTGGAAGTCATGACATGAGTGTTTATAATAACCCCTTAACAAGTAAAGTCATAAATGGAACTACTCTTGTTGGATATGAAAACGAAGATGGCTTGTTTCAACCTATATCTTACAACGATGCTAACAGAGCTTTAGATGCAGGAATTGTAGATAATCCAGATATAATGGGAACAAACAATACAACTACAGATAATACAACTACAGATAATACAACTAATACAACTACAGATAACACTTCTGGTCCTACTGGTCCCACTGATTTTACTGGGTTTCTAAGTGCTATAGATACAGGAAGCACTTCTTATACTGGTCTTTCCGATAATGTTACTAGTTTTGCAGATACAATCGGTACAGATCTTTCCCCTACTGTGGTTACAACAGATATATTACCTATTACAACACATTATTCAAACCTTCCAAGCGAAGAAAAAGAAACTTTCTACAATCTTATTTCTTCTGGTGATGTAGTAACTAATGTAACAGATCCAGAAACAGGAGAAGTAACTAGTGTTCCAATTCCTCAAAATAAGCTAAACGCGTATAAAAAATGGTTAGATTATATTAATACTTTAGGTAATGAAGCACTTCCAAGACTCATAGAAGATTTAACCATTTTAAGAGATTTTACAGGTGTATCAGGGCAAGCAGGTACAGGGGGTGCAGCTTATGGTGGTGCAATAAAAGGATACGCTATGGGAGGAATGGGAGAACCCCCTCAAGGACTTTCTGCTTCTCCTGGTCTACCTTCAGGATTATTAAAAAGCAATGAAGATGGTATGGCAGATACCATACCCGCGCAAATGGGGGAGCAGCCTATTAACTTATCTGGAGGCGAATATATTATGGATGCAGAAACCGTTGCATTTTTAGGTAATGGTAACACTGATGCAGGTGCTCAAAAACTAGATGATTTTAGAGAAACTTTAAGAATGGCAAAGAACGGTGGTGAAGACCAAGGAAATCAAATAAATTCCGAAAACTTTTTAGGTAGATTACAACAAGTGGGAGTAGCATAATGGCAAATGCAACAACAAGTGGCGATGATACTACACTTCCTGGTTCAGGTGAAATAGGGGATGTAACAGGAAAAGAAAGTTCCCTAAGTAATTATGCAGGTGAATACGTCACTAATATGATGGGTAAAGCTGAAGCTTTAGCAGATGAACCTTATCAGGCATATACTGGACCTCTTACCGCAGGAGAATCAGAGCTTCAAACACAAGCTTTTGAAGGTATAGGCGGATTATCAGTACCTACAGGAGCCATGGGTGAGATGACTGCAGATTCACTATCTCCATATATGAACCCTTATTTAGAGATGTCTTTGCAGCCACAAGTTGACGCTGCTATTAGAAATGCTGATATACAAAGAATGAAAGATGCTTCAAGGTTGACAAAATCTGGATCTTATGGTGGCAGCCGACAAGCTGTTATGGAAGCAGAAGGTAACAGAGCACTTGGTGACACGTTATCAGGTATATATGGAACTGGATACAGAGACGCGTTTGATAGAGCAACAGGTCTGTTTAAAGATGACCGACAGTACGGGTTAGACGCGTTACGAGAACAAGCTAGCATGGGTGAAACACAAAGGGCTATTGAAGCAGAAGGTATTCAAGCAGATAAAGATCAATTTTACGAAGAAATGGATGATCCTTATAAAAAATTACAATTTCAACAGTCTTTTTTACAAAATCTTCCTCTTGAATCTCAAGATTATATATCACAAATGGGTAATATGCTTACAGCTGCGGGAGGGGATGCAGTTGGGTTTTATAAATTAATAGAAGAATTATTGGGGGGTGATTAATATGCTTCCTACAGATATAAATAAAGATGTTGCCGACACAGCTAATGTATACGAGAACAATGTAACAGGGTTACAGAACAAGGCAAAAAAAGATCAAAAATCTGGAGGTTTACCAGAAGCCCTTGTAGAATTATTAGCTCTAAGTGAGGTAAAGAAAAAGACAGATGCAGCTAAAAGGCAGATACAACTAGACATGGCGCAAGCTAAAGGCCAACCAACTAGTATTGCTGAAAAATTAAAAAAAGGTGTAATAGATCAAGCTATAAGTGATAAAATTAAAGGTGTTGCAGGAGTTCTTCAAAAACAAGCAAAAGATAGAAACAAATATATGAACAATCTTGTAAATAAAGGAGCAAAAAATGCTACGCAATTTGCAAGACCTACCCTTCCTTTTGCACAACAAAAACCAGGACCTAAAGTAGGGTCTACAAGAATGACACAACAAATGCCTACTCAATATGCTGCTATGGGTGGGGGTATTGCACGTATGCCTAGACAGAATCTTACAAACATGGCAGATGGAGGTATCGTAGGGTTTAAAGAAGGCACAGATAGTAATTGGTTAAGTAAAATAGCTGAAAAATTTAGTATGCCAACCTCTACAACCCTTGATCTTTTAGTAGATAACCTATCACAATTACCTGGGGATCTAAAAGAAAAGGTTATTTCTCTAGCCAATAAAGTGAAAACCAAAACAAATGAAGTAAAAACTAACACATCAGAAAGTGTAAAGAACCGTAGCGATAAGGTTAATCAAACAGTAAGTGACTTATTTGGTAGAGGTAAAGATTTAGTAAGTTCAGGTATTGAGACTGGTAAAGATTTAATAAGTTCAGGTATTGAGACTGGTAAAGGGATTGCTCCTGAAGTTATTCCTGCAATTAAAAATTTTGCTAATAGAGAAGTTGAGGGAGCTAAAGATCTTATTTTTGGGGGAGAATATTCAAGCCCTGCTCCAGAAGTGTTAGGCGGAGGAAACCAAAATGTTAACGCAGCAGCTAACCAAGGATTATCAAATCTTCGTTCTGATTTATCTGGCGCAAAGCAAAATATAGATGACCTAAAAGGCGGGATAGCTAATGCTGATAAACGTATAGCTCAAAATGAAACTCTGCGGGATAGGTTTGGTGACGAAGCAGATAGAGCAGAAGATTATTTAGAAGGTTACGATAAAGATTTTAAAGAGATTGGTAAACCAATTCCTGGGACTGAACAAGATTTAATAGACAGAAATACAGCTATAGCAGATTATGCTAATAGACAATATGATGCAGCTACTAACGCTAGAAGTAAATTTAGAAAAGATAAAAAACAATTTGAAGGAGAGCTAGGCGGAGCTGAAGAAGCTTATAGCGATATTGCAAGTGAAGTAATGTCTATGCAGGACATGGCTAGAAGAGCTAGAATGGGTGATCCTGAAGCTATAGCTTTTATGAATCAGCAAGGGAAGGCAAACATTCAGCAAGGTCTAGCAGGTATTTATGGAAACCAAAATGTAGATCCTTCTATGATGAAAATGGTAGAAGCACAACAATTCCCATCTATGCAAAGAAATGTAGATGCAGATGCTATAAAAGCCGCGGAAAAATCAGATTTTATACCACAAAGAACTAATTATCCTACTACTTCTCTTGCAAATAGAACTGCTGGTATTTTTAGTTTGCCAAGTGAAATGATGGCGCATAGCATGGATATGCAAAAAAATACAGTTTTAAATAATGCTAAAAAACAATTACTACAGCTCAACCCTAACTTATCTGAACCAGCACTAACCGAGCAAGCAGAACAAATGATAAAAAATAAAGAAGCACTTGCAGGGTCAGATACAGAATTTGAATTACCTACATATCCAGAAATGATATCAGGTTTAGACAAAGGCTTAAATTATTTAAGTGATATGTTTACTGGAGGCGGGGAAGAAAACACTAGTGGTATAGATACTTCTAAACAAATGAAAGTAATAGATGAACAAGACTCTAATACTTTTGATGCTATGGGGAAAGTAGGTGAATACGCGGACACAGATGACGGTGGAGGAAATGCTTCAAATAAAAAAGTAGCTAACGCTGTAATACAAACCGCTGGTTCTTCTGACTTTAATATAGGTTCTATGAAAGATGTTATGGAGTTCTATGATATGATGGAACAAAGAGCAGCTGACAAAAGTAGAAAAGATGCTACATTGTACGCTCTTGCTAATCTTTCAGGTTTTAAAGGGTTTAGAGAGTTTATTCCTTTATTTGAACAGTATACAAATGCACAAAAAGCTAAAGCTAGAGAATTAGCAGATAAAGCTCTTAATTATGGTTTACAAAAACAGAAGATGGCTCTTCAAGGGCAAGCTAACGCTTTAAAGATGCAAATGATGAGAGATAACAGACTGTTAAATAATAATAGACTTCTCCAAGCAGAATTAAATGACCAACTACCCAACTTACAAATGGCTAAACAACAATTAAATATTTTGAATATTCCAGATTATGGAGGTACTTATGGTGAATTATTACAAGAACTAGCAGAGTTACGGAGTAAAGGTGTAGAGCAACCAGAAGATGAACAAGAATTATTAAAGTTTAAAGAGATTGCTGAGAATGCTACTCCAGAAGGTGAAGCTGTTGTTATGTACCAAACTGCTGTAGATACCATTAGAAGTATGATTCAACCATTACCTCCAATGCAATAAATGGCTACATATGAAATTTATAAAAAAGACGGGACTCCTGTAAGAGTTCAAGGACCTCCAAACTTATCTTTTAAAGAGGTGCTTTCTATCTATGAAAGTGGAGGAAAATCTGCACCCTCTCAACCTTCTGTATCTCAACCAAGAATTAAAGCAAGAGAACCTGATGTATTAGATAGACTAGGAGAAATACCTAAAAGTGTAGGTAGAGGTGTTTTAAATTATCTTGAAGACGGTATAAAAGGTTGGACTATTCCTTTAAGCGAAGGACCAGAAAGTTATTTAAGAGATAAAATTACAGGAGGGATTGGAGCTCTTAGGGAATATACAAAACCTGACTTATATTTTCAACAAGCCCAGATGGATCCTAACGCTTCTTTTATGGATGTAGTTCCTAATAAGTTTGGGGAAGCATTAGGTTCTTTTGTTGGTATAGGAGGTACAGCCCTTATACCTGGCGCAGGGATTCCTCTTGCAGCAGGACTTGTTGTAGGCGGAGGAATGGAGGAACAAAAGCAACGAGCCATTGCTGCGGGTAAACTAGATCAATTAAGTGCAAGAGAGGTACTTTATGGTGGTGCAGTAGGGGTTACAGAACTTATACCTATAAGACTTTTAAGGGATGGTTCAAAAGCGTCTCTTACCGTTTTAAATCGTTTAAAAAGAGCCTTTATAACAGGTGGAGTGGAAGGTTTACAAGAAGCGTCAGCTCAATATGCACAAAACTGGATTGAACAAACAGGTTATAATCCCCAAGTAGAATTAGAAGAAGGCACAGGAGAAGCATTTGCATACGGTGATGCTGTAGGTTTTTTTGTTCAAGGTGTTATGGATCTTATAGCTCCTAGGCGTGGGGTTAGAGCTACTACTGTTGCACAAGAATTAGAAGATATCGGAGTCACACCTAAAGATGATGATCCTTCTACAAAAGCTCCAGGCGCACCAATAGTAGGAGAAGGAGGACAATTTGAATTTGATCTTGGAAAAGATACAAAAGGTCCAAAAATTTTATCTAAAGAAAGAGAAGCTAAAGAACTTGGAGTACCAACACTCACTAAAAAAGAAATAGCACAAAGAGAAAAAGATCTACTTAAAACTGATACAGAAGAACAATTAGAATTTGATTTAAGAAAACCTATTGAAGATAAAAAACCTGTTAAAGAAGAACAACTTGAATTAGACTTACCTGCACCAAGAAAAAGACCTACAATAGTAGAAGAAGATAGTGGACAAATAGGGTTTGACTTTGATAAGAAACCAAAAAACACTAAAGAAGCAGTAGAAAAAATAATAAAAGAAAGAGTACAGGAAAAAGAAAATGTCGCTTCAAACATTGACAAGAGAACAGATGGAGTTAGCACTAAAGATAGTGGACAAGATGCTGTATCAAAGGGAGACATTGGTATTGATTCCGAAGGAGCTAAAGCATCTACAAGCGATGGATTGGGAAATATTGGGAGAGATACTAGACCAGACAATGTTGCAGAAGAGCAGAGAGACGATACACTAACTCCTTTACAGAAAAGTATACTAGATACATATAGAAAAACGGGTGTTGTTCCTCCATTCCAAGATCGAAGTGCTAAAATATTTAAGAGAATGGGGTATGATGTAAAAAATCAAGAAGATATAGCAAACGCCCTAAAAGACTTAGAAGCAAAAGATACTACAGATACTACCCAAGTTGAACCACCTGTTGCTACGCCACCTGTTGCTGCGCAACCTAAAAAAGGACAAATGGAATTATTTCCTGGTGTTAATCTTGGAACTACAACTAGGCCTGAAGAAGTTGTTGAAGACCAACCTGATACACCTGTTACAGATCCTAACCAATTAGAAATAGACTTTAATAAAAAAGAAACACAAGATTTATTAAGTTTAGTAGTTGATGATACCTTACCAGGTTTTGATGAAAAAAATCAAAAAGCTATAGACTATGAAAATGAAACTTTTGACAGAGATATGGCTAGAGGAGAAGCTCTTGCTGAAGCTTTTAAGAAAATAGAAAAAGGACTTATAGATAAGGGAATATTAGAAGGAAGGGCAATAAGACGTGCTATAGAGAAAGCAAAGCCTAAAATAAAAGTTACTTCTGACCAAGCTAAAGAGATAATTAAAAAAGATAAAGTTACCCAAAAACAAATAGCAAAAGATAAACAAAAAGAAACAGCTAAGACTGCAGAAGCAAAGGAAAAAACAGCTAAAAAACGTGCGTATGAAAAAGATGCACCAAAAAGACTAGAAGCTAAAAAAATAATAAATGATATATACGAAGGTAATGCTAAAAAACCACAAACTGGTACACAAAAAGGAGCATTATTAAAAGAATTTCATGATAATCAAGAATTAAATAAAGATACAGTTGATTATAAAATTATAAGTTCAGATCTAGCAAGTATTGGTATCTTAATGAATACTTCAGATTATAAACTTAAAAAAGAATTTCCACCTAAAGAAGGTCAAGCTTCTATTGGAGTGTCAGCAAAAAGATATTTTACTAAATCTTCTAACCCAAATGTTGTAATTAGTATGATAATAGAAGATTCGTTGGGGGATATTAATTATAGAGCAGATCCAGAAGTGTCTGCTGCCGAGAACGCTTTTTATGAATTTACAGGGCCAAAAGAAGCAAAGAACGCTTTGCTTTGGATAAAAGAAAATTTAGGTACAGATTTAAATAATACTATCGAAGAAAAAATAAAAGATAGTACAACAGAAATAGCATCAGAAGAATTTGGTAAAGTTATTTTGACTTCAAAAACTAATGCAGAAGTTAATGCTATAGTTGCAAAAAATGAAAAACAACAAGACTTTAATGATGCGTTAGATAAACAAGGACTTCTAAGAGGGGGGTTAGATCCATTTAAAGTTGATAGCGATATGAGAAACTTTTCTCTTGATAATTATGGAAAAGGTAAATCAAATGTATCTTTAGCTGCTATGAAACCTACTTTAAATAAAATGGGGGAAAAAGGACTAGATCAATCTTCTACTCTTTTACTAAGTATGCCTATGTACTCAATGGCTCAAAAAGCTTTACGAGGTGGCCAATTAAAAACAGCGTTAAATATTATAGCTGGAAAAAGTTATGGTAAAAGAAATAGAGAACTTGCAAAAGGTTTTAGTAAATATATAGGAAGTACTAAAGTTGAAGTCGTTGACAACTTACGTCTAAAAGAAACAGGAAATAAAGTTTCAGGATTATTTGACCCTCAAACAAATACAATTAAATTAGATTCAAAGACAGGATTAAATAACCATACACTTTTCCATGAGTTAACTCATGCTACTACATCAGCTACGCTAGCGAACCCGTCTCATCCTTTGTCTAAACAAGTTACTATGTTATATAACGCAGTCAAGGACCGCCTGGGCACAGTGTATGGGTCTAGAAATACAGAAGAATTTTTAGCTGAAGCAATAAGTAATTCAGAATTTAGAAAAGATTTAGCTACTATTTACGTCAAAAAAGAACCTTACAGCAGTCTTGATAAATTTTTACATGCCTTAAATAATTTTGTACGTAAGTATATATTAGGGAAAGAAACAATTACTTTACCAGATTTTAAAGGGTACACACAGTTTAGATCTCCTTTAGGTATGTTTGATATAACTAATGCACAAGAAGAAGTTACAAGATTGGTAAATGAAATAAATGCGCCTTCCCCTAAAAATAGAGATGCGTTTGAGTTAGGGTTAGAAGATGCCAATGCAATAATAACAGATTTACAAAACATTTCTGAAAAACAAAAAGGTAAATATAATCCTAAAAAGTTTGCAAAAGAAGTTACAGCCCTAGCAACAGGTACAGCAGGTGGTCTTGGAGCAAGAGCTAGACAACTATTACTACAACTTTTACCTATGCAAACTACTGGTGATCTTTTAAATTATCAAGATAGAGATGGTTCAAAAAACTTTGATGGTTTAGGTATGCAGAGAGTTCTTTTTGACCAAGAAGCAGGAATTGTAAAACAAAGTGAACGAATAGAAGGTTCTATTGAAAGTATACAAAGAAATATTCCTAGAGGGAAACTAGATAATTTTAATAAAGTAGTAAGTTTAAGTAGTAGATTTCAAGTTGATCCTTCTAAAGGAAGAAAAGCATATGAAAAAGATCCTGAAAAGTTAGAAGTATGGCAAACTATGCAACCTATGTGGAATGAGCTAGGTGATAAAGGTAAAGGAGCATATCAAGATTTAAGAAATGTTTATGTAACTATGTTTAACCAATTAAAGGATGTTATTTATGGTAGAATAGACGGTTTAGACGTAAACAAGGGAGCAAAAAAACAACTAAAAGAAAAGGTTTATGGTCAATTTTTTGATAGAAATAACATTGAAGTCTATTTTCCATTAGTAAGAACTGGATCTTATTGGATAGAATTTCAAGCTAATGACCCAAATAAAAATAATGCGTTAGAACAAGTTATTATGGCTTTTGAAAGTGAAGGACAAAGAAGAAAAGCTATATCTACTTTAAAGTCAGAGTATAACATAGACGCTAAAGCTTTCCAAAAAACAGATGCTAAAACAAAAGTTTTTGATAGAGCTCCTAGTGATTCATTTATGGCTCAAGCGTTAGATATTCTCCAAAAAGGTAAGATAAAACCAAAGATACAAGATGAGTTTATGAACTTGTTTATTGAATCTTTACCTGAAACTTCTTTTGCAAAATCTTTTTCTCCTAGAAAAGGCACATTGGGTTTTAACGAAGATGCTATTTTAGCTTTAAAAACTAAAGGTTATAATCTTGCAAGACAAATAGAAAGATTACGACATGCCCCTGAAATAAGAAAAGAAATACAAAGATTAGAAGAAGTTCAAAGAAAAAATACTAGCAATATAGGGTTTACATCAGAAATTATAGAAGAACTCAAAGAAAGAGGAAAGTTTGCATTAAATCCTCCTCCAGATAACCTTGCTAGAAATCTAAATAGATTTGCATTTGGTATGACTCTAGGGCTTAATATATCTTCTTCTTTTGTTAACTTTTCTCAAATACCTCTTGTAATGCTTCCTTATTTAGGAGGTAAATATGGGTATGGTAAATCTACAAAAGAAATATTTAAAAACTTTTCTATATTAAAAAATAGTGGACTTAGTAGAAGTATTGCTACTGCCATCCCAGATGGAAAAGGAGGATATAAAACTCAAAAAGTACAAGCTGCACCTTCTTGGGATAACTACTACGATTTACAAAAAGATGGTACTTATAAAATAAGAGAAGACGTTAAAAATAATCCAAAATTTAAAAAAGAATTTGTTAAAGAAATAGAAGATATGCAAGCACTTGTTGAAGCTGCATCAGCTCAATTAGGTAAATCTATATTCTTTGATACTTTAGGAATACAAGGAGTTAAAAGAGGTACAAGTATTTTTGATAGCGCAAGTATGTATTCTGCGTTTTTCTTCCACCAAGTAGAAAGATTTAACAGACAGGTTGCTTTAACAACTTCTTATAAATTAGAATTAGATAGGTTAAATGGGAAAGGAAAATACCCACCCTCTGAAGCAGAGGCAAAGCTTAGTCAAAAACAAAAACAACAAGTTGCAGCGCAAAATGCTATTTACCAAGCACAAAAAATAAATGGCGGATCGCTACTAGTAACAGCACCAAGACTTGCTCAAAAAGGTTTGTGGCGTGTAGCACTTATGTTTAAATCTTATGGTATACAGATGTATGCTACAATGTTTCAAATAATGTACGATGGTGCATATAACGCATGGAAAGGTTTAGGCAGCAGTGATGTTGAAGCGAGACGACAAGCTAGAATAGCACTTAAACAAATGATAGGTATTACGGGATCTTCTATAGCATTAGCAGGTATTCAAGGTTCTATAATTGGTACTTTTATATGGATGGCTAATGCTGTTCTTTGGGCAAACGGGGAAGAAGACGAAACAGCAGAAAGTATTGTACGTGGTCATCTTGGTGAAGGTTGGTGGAAAGGGCCTCTTGTTCATTATTCAGGTGTAGACGTGTCAGCACGTATAGGTCTATCTAATTTGTTATGGAGAAGCAATCCATACTCTGGGGATCAATCTATGGCAGATAAGTTGTTAGAAACTTTTGGAGGACCTGCAGGTAGTGTACTTAACCAACAATCTAGAGCAGTAGGAGAACTGGCATCAGCCTTACAAAATAAAGGTGGAAATTATGAAAAAGCTTTTCTAGGAATGTTACCTGTTGCTATAAGAAACGCTTATACAGGTATATTTGATTACGGTATTGCAGGGGAAGCTACTAACAGAAGAGGTGATGCTATTATAGATGACATTACTAAATCCGAAGCTGTTTGGAAGTTTATGGGTTTTGAATCAAAAAGAAAAACTTTTCAGCAACAGTATAGTCAGACAGCTAAAAACATAGAAAGAAATGTAGTCCAAGGGAAGTCTTTGCTTCTAAAAAGATCGAATGTAGCTAGGAGACAAAACGATTTAGAAGGAATGCAACGTGTAGAAAAAGCTATAGCAAAATATAATAGAAGATACCCATTAAATATGATAACTCTACAAGATAGAATGAGGTCTTGGAAACGTTTTAATGAAACAACTCAAGATATAGTGGGTGGTGTGTATATCAATCCAAGAAGCCGACCAATAATAGATCAAAATATAGGTGATTGGAACATGGATACAGGTCTATTTGATTTTATTTAAACACTTATTCCACGTATCTTTTTCCACATTAGGAACTAAAAATGTATTTTTTGAACGTTTTGTATTTGCCGTTAACACTGGCAGAGAGAATATTACTTTTTTAATATCTAAAGCTACCAAAGCTATGACATCACAATCTTCTTTGGTTAAACGTTTTTTAGTTTTACCCAATGCAGTAGAGAATCTATAGAAGGGTGTGCCACCACTCTTTACATCGTTTCTAAATTTATAGTGGCTACCTTTTACTTGTATTCTTATAAGTTTTTGCCCAACAGTTGCTAAAATATCAGTAGCACCAATGTTGACTATCTTACAACTTACATCCATTTCAAGAAGACATATGGCACATATATGTTCTCCTATATCTCCTTTTTGTAGTGCTTTATTCATACAAAAACCCCCCCTGTGTTAGAGGAGGGGTAGGAGGGAGAACGACAGTGCGAGGATACTGCCAAATACAATATAACACATTACTGTGTGTGTTGTAACTATTTTCTTTCATAAAAGATGTGGCTACCAACTCTTTTTACCTCTTTTACGTCAGTTAACCAATAAGGTTTGATGCTTTTGTGGTGATAATGTGTGACATTTTTGCCGACTGCTCTTACATTTCCTGCGTTTAACATAACCATTCTTGCTAATCTTATCGCTCTGTCAAACTCTTTTTTCTCGTGCGGAGTATCAGATATGTTATCACAAGTCCAACTAAATGCACAAGATTTCTTTCCTTTTTGATATACAACACCACATACATCATTTGGATAGTATTTTGATTCTACTCTATTTAATGTAACTTCTGCTACTGCAACTCTACCAGCTATAGGCTCACTACGAGCTTCATGGTAAATATTCATAGCTAAACATATTAACGCGCTCTGTAATAACATCTTCTCCCTACCTTATGTCTTAACCTAGTTATAGGCATTCTTCTTGTGCCTAACCAGTGGTTTACAAATCTAAATATATTACCTTGCCACATTATGATAACCTCCATACACGTATTCCAAGTTTGTTACCCTCTATCCTAACGTGGATTTTGATCCCCCAGTCTTTTCGTTTTGCTACTTTGTTAACTTGGTCAATAGCTTTTTCGGTATTAACACAGGGTATAAATATAGATGCGTTTGGTATCATCTTTTCCCAGTTAACAATTATTCTAACACGATCTGGGTTTAAATCAAAGTTCTTCAGTACCCCCTGTTTCATCATCTATACCTATCTTACAGTCTACTATAATAACATTTGCTGGAGGTAAGTTAAGATGTGTTCCCTTACTTAGTCTAACCTTACCTCTAACAGCACCTAGTTTATCCCTTAAATCATTAGTAAAAGAACTATAATCTATTTGATGTGCTCCACACCATTTCTTCAATGGTTTTGGTAATAAAAATATTTTCTTTAAATCTGTTTCATACCTAGCTACTAATTCACCTCGTGGTACAGCTTCGGGTACAACAAGCGTGGAAGCATCTGCCCTCGCATCATCAGTGCTTTTTATCCATAAGACTTTACTATAATGCTCATGTATGTAGTCGTTTAATACTTCTTCCACTGAAGCACCCATATCATTACTAGAATGAATATTCTTCTTTAATTGTTTGATAATAAACTGAAATAGTTTCTTAGTATCATAATCCACTAAGCCTAGTTTCTTAGCTATAATTATACCTGTCATAGAACAAGCACTTAACGCAGACCAAAATCTATTCTTTGCTGTAAGTCCCGCAACGGTATCAATTTTTATTTGTACTTTTTTTAATAATTCTTTAGTGCCTTCTATATCATTAAGGATTGATTTAATGTATACTTTACCTGCATGTCCATAGTTACTATAGAGTAGAGAGTTAAATGCGTCTGTTTCCTCTTTTGTTTCAAACCTCATTTCTTTTGTTTTACATTCTAAGATTCTTTGTGCTTCTGCTTTTGGCATTGCTTTTTTCAGCCCTATCTTATCCACGATACTTAGATTGGCACTGGTTACCGCCAACAATTGCCAAGGAAGACCACGATATCGTTCAACGTTAGAACCTCCGCTCATACGATTTCTTTGTCTACCATTTGTAAGTTGGTAAGCTAAATCACTTAAATGTGAAGAATCACTATTTGTTAATTCGTCTAATATTAATGGTAGGTTATGAAATACCTCTGCCCTATTCATCATAGACGCGGCTGTATCTGCTACGTTACACATTAATTCTTTCGGATCACCCCACACAGATAAACATGCTTCTTGTACAGTAGATTTTCCTATTCCTGTATCTCCATTTAAATGCAAAACTCCACAATGTAGAGTTGTAAATCTCATAAGGGGAGAACCGAATGCAGTTGCAAGTACAAACTGATGTATTTCAAAGTTATCTCTATTATAAAAGTTTGCCATCTCTTTCCATTTTTCAAGGCTACCTTTTGGTTCAAAATGTTCTATGGTGCTTATAGTTTGAGTAGAAGGAGGGTTAGACTTTACACCATCTTTGGTTATCTCTTCTTTGCCTATAATAAATCTATCGTATGATTCACCTATCCACCCATATTGTTTATGAGCTATATCGGCTTCCCCTTGCAGTTGTAGTTCGTTTACCCAAGCTGTTGTATATGTCATAAGTTCATCCATCTTAGTTACTGCCACGCCCTGCATGGCCATGTGTTTTCTAAATTCTTCTCTTGATGTTACAGCAGTTAAAGGAACTGTAAACTCTCTAACACCATCTTTTGGTAGATGCAGTCGCATGACGACACCTTCTCCCGTTTCGGGATCTTTCAGTCTACTAACAACGTATAAGTCGTTATGGTATATTAACTTGTCCTCTGGATCGCCATCCGCATTGGAGTATCTCACATATACTCCACCATTTTTACCTCTAAAATAAGGGGAAGGATACTTAGGTATATTACTTTTTATACCCAATGCTTCTTCTATTTCTTCATCTGATTCTTTTATTCTAGAGCCTAACACAAGAGGGGATTTTATCTTACCCCAAAAAGGACAACTAGGGCAGATGTCGGGGTTGTGTTGGTCAAACGTACTACAGAGATAAGGCCCCTCTATCCTGTTCATCTTATCTATTGTTTTTTCTTCTGAATACTCTGGATGTTTTTTTGATATATTTATTGATGCTTTATCTGCATCTACACAAAACTTTGCGATAGACAAACCACCTCTCCACAGTGGTTCACTTATAGTAGCTTGGTTTTTTATAATGTATTTTATCTGTTCGCAGCCGTTACCCTTTATTGTTCTTTGGAGAATACGCATAAATACATTCTCCATGTTATCATGTAATTTTTCTTTTGTAGCACTCGGAGGTAACTTTTCTTTTGTTGTTTCTATATTTCCAAGTGTGGCGGAGAAAGACTGAAAGACATGCGCCCCTTGTGTATTTCCTAACACCTTAACTTGTAATGGTGTGTTACCCTTGAAGTTGTGGGACCCTGGAACACGTAAAACCCTAGCACCATCAGAGGTCACGGCAGGGTCAGCTAATAAGTTATACTCTGCACATAATGATTTTAATTTTTCTGCTACAGGAAACCAATCTTTGTATTCTACTTCTGTTTCTAAAGGCCAATAACAGTGCACTCCATTTCCAGAATCTACTATAACAGGTTTTGGTAACTTAACCTTCTGACAAAAATGTCGTAGGGCTGTCAAAGCTTCGCCTTTGTTTGGGTAATCTTTTGTTTCGCCACAATCTAAGTCAAGGAAGAAAGACTTTAGATATTGTATGTTATCTACCTTCCTTGAACCATCTTCTTTAAAAGTGGCTAACGCATAAAATGTGTTATAATTATTACCGTCTAGATATTTAGTTTGTTCTATAGCTTCGTCTACTGACGAATAAAATTTCTGTATAACCGAATCACCTTTGTATCCCCATACACAATATGATCCTTTGTTACTTAATACAGATTGTAAAAATTCTTTTGTTTCCATGATATCCACCCTTCAATAAAGACACCGTGGCAGGGGCATTTTGCACTATGCCCTTTTCGGATAGCGAAATGGAGGAACGCTTTGGGTACAACTCCTAGCCACAGTGAAGTGTATTGTTTACCTAGTCATCCCAGTTGTCAACAATATCACTTAACTCATCATCAGTCTGTTGGTTGGGTGGTTTTACAGGATCAGACTTCTTGACAAGTTTCTTTGGTTCTTCGACTTTCTGTTCTTCTTGAAATGCGTTATCAAGATCAGCAGACGAATCGAAACCATCTTCCTCCTCAAATGGAGAAGGTTCTTCCATAGGAATATACTTTAATACTTGCACTGCCCTTAGTCTTAGGGAAACACCTGCTTCCCCTCTCATAAACCAAGGGTAAAAAGATACAAGTACGTTAACCTTACTTCCAGTAGTTAGGAGAAAATCTACATCTAACTTATTACCTTTTGCATCATATTGTGATGGCTTTCTAGTAGCATCTTGTCCATAAGCACCCTTTAACCTAGCCTTACCTATGTACATACCATCTTCATCTTTTGCAAACGGCATCTTTAATTTTTCTGGCCAACCTTTTGCTTTCTTAGCCGTAAAAGATTTAGCCATTTCTTTGTATAACTCTTTGGCCTGTGATTCAGTCATTTTAAACTGCATGGAATACTCTGCTCCATCGTCAAAAGCACTACAAGTTACAGACCTATTTTCGGCACTATCAAACCTGTAAGTAGTATTTATTTTAGGCCATAAAGCTTCTACATTTTTTACTTTAAAATTTGCACTCATCTCTGCCATTCTCGATTCTCCTATCTATCAAAATCAAATTCTAGTTGTTCTTCTTGAGCTTCCTCTTGCTCTATGTCCTCACTTATTGAGTCCATAAGCTCTTCTGGTGAGTGCATGTCTACACTCTTTAATGCTTCCGCTACATCGCTTACACGAAATCGGTAAGTACTACCAACTTTTATGTAAGTTTCTTGGGGTATATACGACTGCCTTACCCAAGCACGAATTGTAGATATAGAGACGGAAAAATGTTTTGCAACACTCTCTATAGGTACGTATGGTTCTTGACTCATGATCTATTCTTCCTAACTGATATGACATATTCCGTTTCAGTATTTAAACCTTCTGGTAATTTGTCGGGGTTTTCTTCTAAAAACTGTCTTACATGTGTTTGATTAAGACGTTTATCAAGGAACTCTGGAACAGCATTGTCAACAATAAACTTATACATAGATTCCCAATCAGCAGTCCAATACTTAGTTTTTGCAGTCCTATAAAACATACCCTCGGCAGTTTTAGCACTTTCTAAGTTATTAATATCGGAATACTCATTGATTGCCTGTTTAATCATATCTTGTTGTCTTACAAGATCAGAATCTTTTTCTTTAAAACTTGCTTGTAAGCTAGACCGCTCATCTCTTATTTTTATATAAGCTTTTATTAATTTTGCTATATCCATAAGTTCCTCCTCGCTTTGAATAATTAACATATAGTATCATATAATACATTAGTCAAGTATTTCTTTGTATAAATCTATAATTTTTGTGTGAATGTGTATTCTATTATCTAATAGTCTGTAAACGTGTTTCTCCGCATCAGATCCTTGTAGTTGCACAACTGTACATTTATGTGTCTGACCACTCCTATGTATACGAGCGTTGGCTTGAGCATAAGTTTCAAGGCTACTCGTGGGGCCCCACCATACAACAGTATTAGCGCGTGTTAACGTGATACCGTGTGCTGCTGCTTGTGGTTGTATCACAAGGACTTGTGGGTCTTCGGTCTCTTGAAAATATTTAAATATGTTAGTACGTTTTGTTAAAGGCACTGAACCATCTATAATCTCTGCATGTATCCCATCTTTGTTCAGAGCTTGCGATACCATTTGTATGGCATGTTTAAAAGGTACAAATACTAATACTTTTTGGCTTGACTCATCTATAACCTCACGCAGAACTTTATACCTATTGTCAATATCGAAACCTATAGCTTCCCCGTCATCGGTATATATACCACCTGCGGATATTTGTAGTAACTTGTTAAGGTGTACAGCTGCGTTCACGGCGGTAATCTCTTCGCCTAACACTTCCATAACCATAAGGTCTTGTAGCTTCTTATAATATTTATTTTGTTGGGGGGTAAGTTCTACTTTTCTCTTGACATAGATCATCTCTGGAAGGTCAAGACATTCATCTTTTGTAAATCGTATCGCAGGTTGTAATGCTTTATGCACTACTTCTACTGCATCTTCTCTAGGTTTCCAAGTAAATTGGGATACTCTAAACATAACTCGTTCTTTAAATGTACTAAAGAAAGAAGGTACACCTGATGGATTGACAAGTTTAGCTAACCCATAAGCATCAACTGGACTTTGGGAAGCAGGAGTTCCTGTCATTAACCATAACCAAGGATTAGATTCCTTAATTATTTTATATAGTTTTTTCCATCTGGTCGTCTGTGCATTTTTATAATGAGTTGCTTCGTCCACTATCACCAGATCAAAATCACATTTTACCAGATCATCTATGACTATGGCAATACCATCATAGTTAATAATTGTAAATTCTGTGCTTGACTTTAGAATTTCTTTTCTTTTCTTTGCTGTACCATGTGCAATTGATACACTCCTATGTGGAGCAAAGGTAAATAAATCTTCTCTCCATGCACTATCCATAATAGACAAAGGGCATATTATAAGAACACGCTTGACTAATCCTATATTCATAAGGTAGTCAGATGCCCAAATAGCACTTGCCGTTTTACCCGTACCTTGTTCGTTAAAACAAAAAGCTTTTCTATGTAAAGTTAAAAAAGATGCGGTATGTATTTGATGTTTAAATGGGGTCTTGCCAGGCCAGGAATACTGTCCGCATATAGGTGATGGTACGTTAATCTTTAACGCATTTAATATTGCACTTTCTTTTAACCCCCAATCAACCATGACTTTGTTGTCTGGAAGCTCCTTGCTACTTGTTATATGATTTATCACTCGTTTGGGGTCACGTAATCGTAACAACAAACTTTTGTTGTCTATTATCTCCACACTGTTCCTCCCTTATTTTTTCTTTTGATAATTCCTACTTCTATTCTTTGATGGACTTTCCAACCTCGTTCCTTGCTTATTTGATCCACCTTTACTTAAAGCTTTATTATGAGATACGTCTTTACCTTTTCTACTTATACCTTTTTTATCATAAGCACGTCTTGCCCTCTGGCGTTCCATTCTATTTGCATGTTCACCTCTTGCTTTTTGTTTTTTATACTCATGCTTGTAAGGTCTTGGTGATTTTGTATATGGCATTTGCTACCTCTTCTTATGTCTTTGCACGGTATCATATAATTTTAACTGTGCTTCATTCAAATCTTGATACTCTTTCGTATTTTTTAAGTAAAGTTCACTATCTATATAATAGTTGATAGCTTGTATAATTAATTTTACTTCTTGTTCTTCTAAATCTACTAACATTACCTATTTGCTCCATTGTATATACATTCCGATACAACGCAATGTCTGTAACAAAGACCACTAGGGTGAGGATTCCAGACACCCGTATTCAATGCTACTTTCATTCTATCGTGCCTACCTCTCCATTGTTCCCATAATACACTAATTTGTCCTCTATTGTAACTCTCCTTTATAAATTTTTTCTTTACAGTAAACAATAATCCTGCATGGATTTTATCCACATCTGGAAAGTGAGCAAACACAGATAAAGCCATAAGTTCTAATTGTCCTGTGTCAGCAGTTTGAACATTCTTACCTGTTTTGTAATCTATGATCCATGCTTTATCATCTCTTATGATTACCAAGTCTACTATACCTCTCCACCAAGCATACCTATCGTTAAACTTGCATGGCTTTAAATCTTCCGTTAAACCCATACGCATTTCTGTAAACTTGTTACCACGCCTGTTGTTAAGTGCCTTGAGAACTTTTTGCATATAAGAAAATTTAGGAGGAACTGGTTTCCCATCACGTATGTACTCTTCAGCAACAAGATGAGCTTGTGTACCATAACGCATGGCTTCTGTTTCTTTTTCAGTATAATCCTTTAGCACTTTCACATGGTAAAACTGTTTAGGGCATTGCTCAAAAGATTTAAGCCTACTAAAAGACCAAGGAGTTATGCTCACTCGCAATCTCCATAAGATTTTCCTGTTCCAGACTCACAATTCACGGGAAGTCCTCCTGCCCATATCGGTGTCCACCTCATACATTCTTCAATAAATTGTTGTGCTTCTTTTGTTTCTTCTTCTTTTACACAACACAAAATGCTATCGTGAACAGTTAAAACAACTCTATACCTCTCTGCTATTCTTAGCATTTGTTCACCAATAATGCAACGTGCTATCGCTTGGCATACATTTTCTATTATTTTACCACCATATATACGGGTCTCACCATTACGTGTTCTATAGGTATAATCAAAACCTATATCTGTTTTTGTAGCTTTCAACCCATCATATGCAATATACAAACCAGAGGGTAATTTTATTCTACCATTTTGCACTTGTAAAACACCATGCAAGCCAAAAGATGTATCTTCTTTATTGGTAGCGTCCTTCAGGTAGTGTTGTGCAGAACGCCATAACTTGTTAATCTTCCAGTTCGTACTCCTGTAGATCTGTATTACACGTCTTGCTTCATCAATATCCATATCAAAACCAAATGTTTTTAGTTGGTTCTGAAACTTGACTGCACCCATACCATACCCTGCTCCAAGTATAGTTGTCTTCCCTACAAATCTTTGGTCTTTAGTTACCTTATCTTCTTCCACACCATAAATAGCTGATGCCATTTTCTTGTAGACATCATCACCATTTCTAAATGCTTGTGTTAAATCGTCCTGTTGTGCAAGCCATGCCAACACCCTAGCTTCTATCTGTGAAGAATCAGCATCTACAAGCATATGACCTTTGGGGGCAATGATACTACGTTTTAGTTTTTTGCCATCTGCTCCACGACTAGGTAGATTTTGTAAGTTTATCTTATCATCTCCACCCCATCTCCCTGTATGAGCAGAGTAGTATCTTATTGGTACAGGCAACAAGCCACGTTTACTTATGTCTATAAATCTTTGAGTTCTAGTTTCTTCTAATGTGCTTTTAACCCCAAGTCTTGCATTAACTAATGCTCTCACTTTTTCATCGGGGTGCTGACATAATTTTTTAAACTCTTCATCTGCCTTTGCTAATGCTAAAGTTTCTTTGCCAGTTGTAGGACTTATCTTGGTTGGAGGTTCTACCCCTAGCTTTCTTAATAGTTCCGCAAACTTTAAGTTACTTAGGAGGTCATCACGACTTGTTTTAGGGCCCTCTAACAGAGCTTCCTTACGTTGACGTGTTTCCATGAGATGTTGCTCCAGTAGATCGAGATCCAAATCTAAGACGGGGTCTATAAACATACGTAGGGTAGTATCTATTAATTTAAGTTCCTTTTTAGGGAAGTTCTTTCCCATCTGTTTGAACAACTCAAAAGTTAAATCAACGTCATTAATGCAATAGTCACCAAATTTAGATAGTTCTTCTGGTGTAAAATCTTTTCTGTGCTTACCTACAGTATTTAGTATCTCTTTTCCCTTTACACCGATACCATACTTTTTAGACAAGGCATCAAGGCTCGCACTTCTGTCCACTCCATGCAAACCTCTAGCCATACACAATGTATCTGCAAACAATTTTGGTTTAATGTCAAACACCCAATTAAGAATAGCACCATCAAACATAGTGTTATGTGCGTTTAGAACACTGGAAGGCCAGGGAAACGTAAGTAAATACTCCTTAACTTGTTCGTGTGTACCACTCGCCCACTGGGTTTCCTGATTGTTTAGCTTAATACCTAAACCTATTACTTCAAAGTGTGGACTACGTATATACTCTTCAGTTGTTAACTTCTTCAAAGAGTATTGCTTGTCGTAATAGGTTTCAAAGTCTAGTGTAATTAAGTTCATCAGTCTTTAAAAAAAGCTATATAAATGCAAAGACCAAGTATGATGAGTTTACCATAATCTAAATCCCATTTAGTACCCTCACCAAACATATTATAATAATCTTCAATTTTCTTTCTCATTTACCATCTCCTCTTTTGGTTGTGCCATTTGTTGGCAAGTTAATCCATTACAACAATCATCTACTACACTCATACAAATAATACATTGGTAATGACCATGTATTGGAATCATGCTCGTTTCTTGCCCACATCTAGGGCATATCGTTATTTGTTTTACCATGAAATTCACCTCCTAATGCTCCGTATCCACAAATATCCACCCACGAATCTTCTTTATCGGAGTGTATTAACCTAGCCATTTTCATAGCTACCATACATAATATAACGTGTTTTACTGTTATCTCTCGCTCAAGGATGACACTCCACAAGTCAGCTATCCTTTTGTGATTAGTATAAGCATCACCATAATCTTTGGCTCTATCACCATTAATTAGGCTCATTGCTACTTGTAATATATCATCTCTATTTTTCATTTGTTCTCCCTTTTTATTTGCCCCTAGAGCTGATAATGAGCATTTGTAGATGCTCCCCTAGGGGACTAAGTTTATCGTACTTTCTCCGACAAGGTCAATAGTTGAAAGGAGTCAGACATGAATACAATCTGCTAAAAAACTACCCCTTGTTGCAATGGTTATTCATATGTAAAGGCACTCATTGCTTACCCTTTTCGGAGGGGACAAACTAAAAAACCCCCGACTAGACAACTCATTGCATCATTTTGTAAACATCATCATAGTTAACTTCGCAAGTATTTCCTGCAACATGACCTATAATTATATCTACAATATTGTGCATATTACTCTCGTTAACTACCAAAGCCATACCACCTGCCTTACTAATATCTCTTAAATTATTTTCTTGTAAAGCAGTTGGTTTATTTTTCCCTGCCTTACACTCTAATGCTATAAAATATCCTTCATAACATAATACTATATCTGGAACGCCACTACCTCCGTACCCACCTGTGACGGGATAGAAATAGTATGCACCCATAGTTTTTAGGGCAGTTGTTACAACTTTTTTAACTTTTGCTTCTGGTTTCAAAATGGTATCTCCTCTCCTTCGTGTTTTGGTATCCAAACTTCGTATTTAGGTAGTGTATCATTACCTTGTTTTTCTGGTAAAGTTATTTCTTCAAGTATACCATACTCTCGCATAAACATTACCAAATCAAGAGGTAAATTATTTGTTTTCATATTTTTTAGTCACAATGCTACTGATAATGTTTGACATTCTTACAGACATTTTTGCATCATGCTTGTCAAAATATTCTTGTACTTCTCTCAAAGTCCATAGGAGTACGTCTTCCCTTCTTTTTTCAAAAGCCTCTGCTCTTTCTTTTCTAGCTTTTACTCTTTCTAAATAAGTATTACGTTTAGTTTTTTGAGCTTTCTGTTCTTTATACTTTGTCAGAGCCTGTCTACCTATACCAAAGTAGCTAGCTTTCTTAATTGGTTTTAATTTAAATTCTTCTTCTATTGACATATTACCTCGCTTATTTGTTGTTGGAACTGGTATCAACCCACTCAACCGTGAGGTCAAGTGGGTTGGGCAAAGGTTAGACTAACCGTATATCCAGAATGTTTCTTCTGATAATCGTTTTCCTATTCCTTTCACTTCGGTTGGTGGTGGGTTGGGGTCGCACAACATAAGTATAGCTATACGACCTTGTATCCACCTCGGTAATTCATTTATACCCATATAACAATTATCAAGTGTGTTGTCAAGACATTCAATACCAATACATATCACATTAACTCTTTTCTTATCCTTTGGTATGTTAACGTGATATACTACACCATCTGGTATATTATTGAGTGACATAAAAACAACCACTGCTTTCTTTGTAGCCTACATCATCAACAAACTCTTGTTCTTTGAGCATAGTAAGACAAGATAGTTTACCCATGATATCTTCGGGTATCGTGTCCTCTGTGTAGGTATTCAGTTGACCATTTGCTTTTTCAATCGCAGAGTTGGGGTCATGGTTTATATTGTCAAAAGGTACAACGTCAAACTTCTGTTGTCCATCTTCCATATACACCCTAACGTGATACAGACTAAGAGTTTTTCTATCTCTTTCCCTAGATACATCATAGGCTTCTAAAAAGTCAGAAACAGCACCCCCGAATGATTTGTCAATAAACTCATAGCCACTATCTAGGATAGACTTAAACTCCTTCGCAAGTTTATCCTCGTTATACATAGTGCTAGATAAGTTTCTCAGCTTTTGACTAAGGTCGTAACCTATATCATCAAACTTTCTCTTAGCATCACGTAGATGTAAACTTGCAATATCATAAGCATTTGGATTACGTAACCATTTGCAAGCGTTCTTAACGGCTTTAGTTTCATGTATTGTTCTCACCATGTGATAAGGTGTGCTATAGTCACTATACTTATTGTTCTCAATAGGGTGAGAATAAACTGCGTACTCATCTTCTGCTCCAGATACATGAGTATTAAAATCACCATAGCCTATGTAACCCATAGTGTATGGCATATCTTTCATATATACCCACAGTTCTGGACTACTGCTATTGTCTCTCTTCCATGCAAACGAGATACCACGCATAGCATTAGCGAGCCTTGTTGCCATACCATGTAACCTTGAGTATCGCCTATAATCTTTAAAGCTACTTCCAAGCAAAGTATTGATATCAAGTTCTTCTAACTCTTCAGTTAGCTTTCTCTCAAAGTTATGTTTTGTAAAATTACTTGTGTCCATTACAGACCTTCCTTTCTTATATATGTTAGTGTATCACTAACGTCTTGGGGTTTCTCTAATAAGTCCTTGAGTGTGATATAATCATGGTAGATATGATCGCATTCCCAAGGGTTCTTACATTCTTTATGTTGTAAGGCTATCGGTTCGATATGCTCCAACAATCTATGTAATGATTTCATATGATAATGTTTCATAGTTATACTACCTCTCTTTCTTTGTGTGCAATAAAGTCTTTTACCGACATAAGGTTCATAAAATTGTGTTGAATATGTTTTGATATGAACATTGAGCTGTCAAGATGATCTGCAAGAGTTCGACCCTCAATACAACCACTATCCTCTTCACGGCTTTCGTCATCATCAGTATCTTCTCCAACACGTATAAACTTGTAAGCATATGGAAAGCTACGTTCCTTTTTGAAGTCCCTACATACATCACGTAAAGAATTAATACAATGAACATCTTGGTAGCCATTACCAAAAGGATTTTCTTCGTACCACTTCCACTGTTCAGCAACGACAACAATACTATACACTTTGTTTGGGAGTTTATCTGGGTTGATTGGTTTCTCCTCACATATCTTAGTGTGTTCTGACAAATCATACTCTGCGTATCGTTTGTCCATTGACCAAGCAGTAAACACTTCTTGCATATGGCTTATGTCCATAAAAGAATGCACTATAACTAGATCGCTACGATATCCCATTATGCAACCTCTTTCTGGTAGTGAGTGACTACCTTTTTCTCACTTACTGTGCTAACAAGGTCTAGTATCTTGTTGATCCATCTGTTGTACTGGCTACGCACTCTGGATCTTAGTTTTTGTTCACCAGAACCATCTGTCCAAGTTTCATCAATAGTACCTTGTTTGACATGACGTAAATCACTATCCAATACAAACATCTCCACAAGTGTAGGTCTTGCTTCATGTGATTGTTTTGTTATGACGTGTTCGATAAACTTACTTTTACCTTTCCAATCCCACCTATAACTATGATCTTTGAGTGTATCAATTTCTTCTTTAGTAGCATTTGGGTTTTGCCATAGTGTATAGTGTTCCATAAGTATGGCTTGTCTATCTTGATATATGTGCCAGTTAACATGACCCTCATCATTCATACCACAATCAAGCAAAGGGTACATAGTCATGATGTACTCATAGAATTTATCCATGTGTGGTTTGATCCTAGCCTTACGAGTTTTGTTAACTTGGGTGCGTGGACTTTCAAATGTAAACGAGTTACCTGCTATCTTCCAACCGAGATGTTTACCTGATGCAGACACCACTCTTTCAAACAACAAATACTTGTTGTCATCTCTATCCATACCCCATGCGTTCCATCTGTTCATACCATGCTCATTATCGTTGGGATAGTAAACGTGTTTACACGAAGGGTTATAATCACTCTTGGGTAGAAAGTATTTACATTCGGGGTGATCCTCAAGATGTTTCCATATCTCTCCCCACTCTATCCATCCCCCATACGTTCCATCTTCGACAGACCCTGCTTCTTTCGTGTGATTATCTATTACCTCTTTGTTTATGTTACATACATATTGTTTACCATTCTGAACATGAAACATAAGGTCACTTGGTAACGTACACTCAAGAAAACAATAACGTCCTTGATGCCCACCACTACCAGAACCATTACGTACACGTAAGTATTCTTTACCATTCTTCCGATACCACATGATCGGTGCTAATTTTTCTATCTCATTAGCAGTTGGTACATGGGGTACATAATACTGTTTAGATGTAGTATCTGTTACTGAAGTATCATACCATGACCACCATGATACACTATCCCAAGTACCATCATTGATAAGATACTTGTCATCATTTATTTTCATAATACGTTCCCACTTTCTGTGCCTAGCACCAACAGGTCTGATATCTTGTTCTCTTGTGTGGTTCTTACTCACAACAGGTTTGACACTATTGTACATTTCTTCTACTTCTGCAAACGTATTTAGTCTTTGATCTATATATCTGTTCATTTTGTTTCTCCTTTTTTCTGAACGTTCTTCTCGTATTGATACCAGTTTTTGCATATACTGATGTAGTTCTGGGTGATCCTCAACATTCCATTCTTCACTGTAGTCATTGAGCCAAGGCTCACCCAATTTATTTTTGTTCATGTACTCCAACACATTTATTGTAAGTTGAGTTTCTTTAGATAACTTAGAGGTCATATGATTTCACATGAACATACTTACCAACACTAGGCACAACATCATTATCAATGATGCACCAAAGTATCGGACAAGTCCATGCTCCCCAATCACCACCTAAGTAACCATCTGTTAACACGATACACGCTTGTGGCTTGATGGATTTCTCCGCCATGTACTGTGGTACACACTCAACCATTGTACCACCTCCACCGTCTGGCTTTGTTGATTGTACAATGTTAGCTACCTCGTGTTGCTTGTACTCTTCGTCAGCACATACCTGCGTGTCCCAATAAAGTATACGCACAGTATCTGGTTTTACTGTGTCACATATACCTTTGACTTCGGATAAGAATATATTGAGTTCACGAGTACCTATACTACCAGACGTATCAATGGCAAGCACTAACTCGTCAACCTTTTCCGATATACCACTAGGCATATAGATGTTTTGACCTATAAACCTACGATTAGGTCTATTCCATGTTGAGTAGTCCTTACCTCTGCAAGTGGTGGTAATAAACTCACGCAAGACTTGTTTCCAATCTATCTGTGGTTTGAGTAAGTCACCGAGTTCACGACTACCACCACTACCAGTCTTACCTGCAACCATTGCACCTTGACGTATAGCTTCATCAAGATCACGAGCAAGTTCTTTCTTCTCTTCTGGTGTTAACTCGTCAGCACCCTTGTGGTCATGTATGTCAAAGCCATCAGGTAGTGAGCCACTACCTTTACCTCCACCTTTACCTCGTTTCTCTTTGTTTGGTAAGTCATGGTAAACTCTGGCAGTATCCCAACCCTCATACTTCTCGTCATAACAACCTTTCTCAAGTTCACCAGACATTGTGGCAAACCCATCTTCGTTGTCAGCGACAAGTTTGGTATTGATAACCATGTCCATAGCTACGTTTGATCTCTCTGCATCATCTTGCACCAAGTGTTTCCATGTGGTGAGATGTTTATATAACTTGTGATAGTTCTCATGTAATACAAGAAACCTAAGTTCTGCATCATTGAGTTTCTCAATAAAGTCACGATAGTACCACTCGTGTTTGCCATTGGTACACGCAGTATCACAACCCCCTTTCTCAAGAGGGTCGTTTATTATTTTACGATCACCAATCATCAGTATACCTGCAAGTGCAATATACTTCGGTGATCCCATGATATCAACAACGGCTTTACTTAGTCGTTGCTCAGGTGTTAGTTGTTTACCTATCTGTAACATGTTTTCATGTCCTCCTTTTGTGTTTTCTCCTGGGCTACCTCCTTGAGGTATTTGAGAGCCTTGATTACACGTCTCTTCTGACGCTTTTGATTAGCCATTACTCTTCTAAATTTACGTCCTCGCATTTAGTCCTCCTATTTTTTATCTGCTACAAACATATAATTATTTTGCATAGCCCAATCGGTGAATTTCTTGTTGGTCATCACCATTGATCTCTTTGCATATTTCTCTGACCTCACACCATTGGCGAATAGACCTTGTGCTTCTTTATCAAGACGCAACATATAGTCTAGCCAGTTGTTGATCCAATCTTTCTCAAGGTTAGCAAGTGTACGATACACAACCATGACTACACCACTAGCAGTTGTTGGTACTTTGGCTGTCTTTGGTTCTTTCTTGATACTATCAAGACTTGGCAAGTCATCTGCTAGTTTAACAAATGCCATCAAGTCCATAGCACCACGTTCACCTATTGAACCCATGAGTAAACTTGTTAGTGTGTGGTCATCAAACTGATCCCGTAACTTTACCCAATCACTTGCACACTCTAACGACCTCGGTGTAACAAAAGATGTTTGTGTTGCTTGTGGGTGAAAGATGTATGGATTATCTTCTGGTGTCTTTACATCTTCGAAAGTATGTAACAAGTGTGGATTGTCTTTGACCCAACCAAGTACAGTACTGTCCATGTCATTGTTGATACCCCATTCGATAAACTCCATGTGGTCTGGCTTGCGTACTTGTACAACAGTAATACGATTGCGACCATGTGGTGGTATGATATCACCTACACCCTCTGTACCTAAGTTGGTAGTCGCAAATAATAAACTGTCTGGGTGCATTTCATAGCTACCTATCTTTCTCTCATAGATAAGACGTAACAAACCATTGAACACAGCAGGGTTAGCTTTACCAATCTCGTCAACCATCAGTATGATCGGAGTGTTTGCAAGATGTAACCCAAGTTCTTCGTTGGTTGCAAATGTAACATAGTCGTTACCGTCTTTGTCTTTGAGTTTAGGTATCAACAAGTCACCTAAGTCTTTAGTTGTACAATCAAAGTAACAAGCCATGTAGTTTGGTAACAAGTTAGCAAGCATATATAATGTTGATGATTTACCCGTACCTATATGACCTTGCATCAATACAGTTCGTTTGTTACCACCTGCAATGATTGCTTTTACACATTGATCTAAAGATAGTGCGTACATTGTTGTTGCTGAATTTGCCATTTTAGTTCTCCTTTATTTTTGGTTACAATTATATATCAAGACTTGGCAATGCCTTGATTGCTTTATCTACGGCTTGTTTTGTTTGTTGCCGTAAATCACTGTCCTCGCGTAAAGCATCTGGTGTAACACCTCGCAAGGCTTTATCTAAATTAGACTTCATTGATTTCATGTCTGCATTACCAGTAAGATTGAAGTGATCTAGTAGATCGACAACATCTGCAACATTGGTAACTAGTGTGTCACGAAATGTCTTTTTATCTTCGTCACCTGAATAATCTAGTCTTTCAGACATACGTGATAACACGTCATGTAATCTATGCCATGCAGTATTCATAGATCTGGATAGTTGTTCCTCATAGAAAGACGCATACTGTTCTTGCACCTCTTTCAAACCCTCGTTACCAATATCAATACGAAAGTCACCACTCTCTGGTAATGGTATATAGTTCATTGACCATTTGAATTTTGATTTGATACTCTCAAGTGATGGATAGTTGTCTGCATGAAATAACGTGCCGAGTTTGTCCTTGGCATCTACAATAGATTGTTCATAGATAGCAAAGAAGTTATCACATAGTCTGTGAAACTCTTGTTGCAGTTCTGACATCTGCTTGTTGTATTTGAAATATAAAGATGTGGGGATAAGTTGTAGTCCAGACTTGCTCCAAGGCAATGTCATTGCGTAATGTATGTTTCTAGCATTACTGACAAACTTTTTTATTGTATCAAGTTCTTGGCAATCACCTAGTAACTTCTTGTGTACATTTGCAATACCAATGTTAGCATTGTGAGTATTCGTTACTTCCTCTGATGCTTTCTTATCTAGCTTTCTGCCTTCCCACTTAGAGATGTTAACCTCTACCAACATAGCACTAGAGTTTAATGTTGGTGCAGTAATGTTCGCTAAAGATGTGTCTTGAATATTCATTTGTGTTCTCCTTGTTAAATTGATACTTTTTTTATTATACATACATAGTAGCATATGTATCAGTTTGTGTCAAGTAATTTGGAGAGATATGTTTTGGTGTGTTTTGGTGGTATATTGTGGTGGATTGTGTAATGTTCCAAAATGATTTGTAATGTTCCCTTTTTTTTACGCGTAAGTTATTGATAATAAAGTAATGTTCCATTGTTCCGTTTTTTTCAGAGAGTGTATGTCTGTGGAGATGATTTTGAAAGTGGAACATTAGAGAAAACCTTGAGGGTCGAAATCCTGCTAGATACATATATATTTTTAAAAAAGGAACATTATATATATAGTGATAAATATAGCACAAATCTTATGCACTAAACTTCACTGTTTACAACGATCTACTACGTTTAGTTATTAAAACCTAATGTACCTTTTTGCAAAATAAAAATGGAACATTTGGAACATTGTGGAACATTAGCTTTTATAAAGGCTAAACACATGGTAACTTGTTAACACGTGCTTCTTTAGGTAACAGCTGCAGCTGCACTCGACTCACAGCTACATTGATAACTGGTATCATATAACACGTTATACATGGGCGACTCACAGCTACATTGATAACTGGTATCAAAAGGACAAAAAAAAGGAGGGTTTTTACACCCTCCGATTGTATTATTTAGTAGATGGCTTAGCCTTTGGAGTAGCCAAGACATTTAATGCTTTAGCTACAAACTCACTAGCCTTAGCAACGTCAACGTATGCAGGAATTTCACCGTCAAGATTTTTTAATGCACCAGTCAACTTATCTGTTGCCTTTTGCAAATCTGTTTTACGGTCAGTATCTTTACCAGAAACACCGAGCAATTTAACAGCAATTCTTTTCATTGTTGCCATTTGGTTTTTTAAACCATCAATTGCTTTTGATCCTTCACTAACTTGATGTTTGGTTAAGAATACAGATTGTTCTGTTTTATTCATACAGAAATAATCCCATAAACTAATGTCACATTCATTAGCAAACTGACCATAGTTTTCACATAGTGACTTCATAAAAGCAAAGTATTCTTCTGGCTTATACTTATCACCAAATTGTGTTTCAAGTTCATCAGCTTTACCGTTAGCTATCATTGACATTGCGTAATTAACTTTAGTCTTATTATCTTTACGCGTAATTTTAGCTGGACTTAACATCATGTTATAGTTCTCAGTGGTAAGATGACCATCTTTAATAAGGATAGCAATCTCTCGTGCCATCTTAGTTTGGCAGTCTTCAGACTTACCTTGATACCTTGCATCTTCACCTGATATAGTTAGTAGGTTATCCCATACTGAAGATAAAGAAGTAACACTGTCAGTAATAGATAAGTAATTTGAATTGATAGTCATAGTATAATCCTTTCAAGATTATTAACACAAGTCCCACAACAACAGTTATTGTTATTGCGTCTTGATAAGTTAATATAACCATATCTAATTGGATTAATCAATAGATCTCAGCATCATATGGCATGACTTGTTATAGTTTATTAGCTTTTACCAAAGCTAAACAATCCTCGATAGCTAGACCATACCCTACCCCCATGACCCACTTTTTTTGACTTAGTAACATGCTCTTCTATATATTATTAATTTACACGAATAATTCTGTGTTTTTTGAGTTCTACACAGAAAGACCCCCCTATAGGAGTCCCAACTACTTTACAAATAAAAAATTTTTGGTATATATAGATATGTGTGGCCTCTTTAGTACAATAATAGATTCGGTTTCAACCCACCAGAGGTCACACACCAACGGTTAACAACCTGCGAAAAAGATGACAATTAGAATAGAACCTGAATTAGGAATCGCTCTGGATAGCAGCTCACCGCCCCAAGATCTTAGGGAACGAGTGAAAGCCGCGGCTAATACAGCCAAGGAACTAGAAGATCACGGTCTAGATCTTGAGCCAAACAAAGAGGATAAAGATGTTACAGCTAGAATATCTGCGGTTTATTCTGGAGACCCAGAAGGAACGTCACGGAAAATAACAAATAAGAAGCTTTCAACGTTAAGACCCGCATCTTTAGTGTTGGCGGACAATGTTTTACAGGAATTTGGGCGGTCAGTTGTCGAAAATTCTATGCAAATTCGGCATTTAGTAACCAATAAATTACTATTAGAGACAGATAACCCTGATCCGAGAGTTAGAATACGTGCTTTAGAGCTCTTAGGAAAGATATCTGACGTTGGATTATTTGCAGAAAAGTCAGAAGTAACAGTAACACACCAGTCAACAGACGATTTAAGAGAAAAATTACGTATGAAGCTGACAAAATTGGTAAATCCAGAAGATGCTGTGGTTATAGACGGTAAATCTATAGATGTTGACGAAGAATTAGGGCTAAAAGAAGAAGATGAAGCTCCCAAAGAAGAGAAATCCGCAAGCTCACAGCTTAATAGCGAGACAATTCCAACAAAAAGTGATACAATTAAAGAACAAGATACTCCCAAGGAAGAAAAAGCACAAAAATAATGCCAGAAACAGCGACCAAGACGGATTTTGATTTTTCTGAGGCTGAAATTCAGCAAATGTTAGCTAATTTAGACGATTTTGACCATGATGAAGTGGAAGAAATAGATAAATTAGTGGGTGAGCTATCTAAAAGAAAGCGTAATGAAGCTGCTTTTAATGATTTAATATCGTTTTGTAAGCATATGCAGTCCGATTATATAGCGGGTAGGCATCACAGATTACTTGCAAACATGTTAATGGACATAGAAAAAGGCGAAAAAGACAGAATTTGTGTAAATATACCCCCTAGACATGGTAAATCACAGCTTGTTTCTATTATGTTCCCAGCTTGGTTTTTAGGGCGAAATCCTAATAAAAAGGTTATGATGGTGTCCCATACGACTGATTTAGCGGTGGACTTTGGTAGAAAAGTACGTAATTTGATTGCAACAGACGCTTATAAAGAGATATTTCCCACTGTGAGTTTAGCAGTAGACTCTAAATCAGCGGGTCGATGGAATACAAATGTTGGAGGTGAATACTATGCCTGTGGAATCGGTTCATCTATTGCGGGTCGCGGTGCTGATTTGCTTCTTGTTGACGATCCTCACTCTGAACAAGATGTCATCAACGGTAACTTTGAAATCTTTGAGAAGGCTTATGACTGGTTTACTTTTGGTGCACGTACACGTCTTATGCCTGGTGGGCGAGTAGCTATCATACAAACGCGTTGGCACATGGATGATCTGACAGGTCGTGTGACAAAAGACATGGTACAGAACCAAGGTTCGGATCAGTATGAAGTTGTAGAGTTCCCTGCTATATTAAAAGTAGAGGATAAAAAGACTAAAGAAGAGGTAGAAAAACCGTTATGGCCTGCGTTTTTTGATTTACCAGCATTACACCGTACAAAAGCTTCTATGCCCGTGTTCCAGTGGAACGCACAGTATCAACAGCAACCAACCGCTGAAGAAGCGTCTATTATCAAACGAGAATGGTGGCAAATGTGGAAACAGGAGCAACCTCCCGTATGTGATTACATTATTATGTCGTTAGACGCAGCTGCTGAAACACATAACAGAGCAGACTTTACAGCCCTCACAACATGGGGTGTTTTCTTAAATGAAGACAAAAATGAGCATCATATTATACTTTTGAACAGTATAAAGAAGCGTTTAGAGTTTCCTGAACTAAAAGAACTGTCTATGGAAGAATACGATGAATGGGAACCTGATTCGTTTATTGTGGAGAAAAAGAGTGCTGGAACGGCTATTTACCAAGAAATGCGTAGAATGGGAATACCTGTACAGGAATATACCCCCCATAGAGGATCAGGAGATAAATTAGCCCGTTTAAATTCTGTTACAGATATAGTATCATCTGGTTTAGTATGGGCTCCAGAAACAAGATGGGCAGAAGAATTGATAGAAGAGGTTGCAGGATTTCCATTTATGAGTCATGATGACCTTGTGGACTCCATGGTTATGGCACTGATGAGATTTAGACAAGGTGGTTTTATTAGGTTGCCAAATGACGAAGCAGATGAGATAAGGTACTTTAGAAGAAAAAACAGCGGATATTATTAAAAGGAAGTTACTAATGGCCATAGAAAAAGGATTATATCAAGCACCGCAAGGTATCCAACCAACACCTAATGGTGCGGATATGGAGATCGAAATTGTTAATCCAGAAATGGTAACAATGGATGATGGTAGTGTAGAAGTAACTATTATTCCTGGGATGGAGAACGCAGGTACGGGTGGTTTTGACGAAAATATCGCTGAAACTTTAGAAGATAAAGAGTTGAATTTACTGTCAAATGATATTGTAGAGATGGTAGATTCTGACGTGGATAGTCGAAAAGACTGGGCAGACACATTTGTAAGGGGGCTGGACGTTCTGGGGTTCAAATATGAAGAACGTACCGAACCTTGGGAGGGTGCGTGTGGAGTTTATTCTACAGTATTAGCCGAAGCAGCTATTAGATTCCAAGCGGAAACAATGAGCGAAACATTCCCTGCAGCAGGTCCTGTCAAGACTAAAATACTAGGGGAAGAGACAAAAGACAAAGAAGAAGCAGCTGCTCGTGTAAAAGCAGACATGAACTATGAACTTACTGAACGTATGGTAGAATATAGACCTGAACATGAAAGATTATTGTATAGTTTAGGGTTAGCAGGTTCTGCTTTTAAGAAAGTTTACTATGATCCTAATTTAGGTAGACAATGTGCTGTTTATATACCTGCAGAAGATGTTATTGTACCTTATGGTGCTTCTAACATAGAAACAGCAGAACGTGTTACTCATGTAATGCGAAAAACAAAGAATGAGTTAAAGAAGCTACAAATGAACGGTTTTTATCGTGATGTAGACTTAGGAGAACCTCAATCCTTTCATACTGATATTGAAGAGAGAAAAGCTGAAGAAGGGGGGTATTCCCTTACAGATGATGAAAGATTTACATTATATGAGGTACATGCCGACTTAGTTATAGAAGGAATAGATGGTTCTGAAGATGAAATTGCTAAACCTTACATTGTTACTATAGAACGAGGTTCTAGCGAAATTTTATCTATAAGAAGAAACTGGAACCCAGATGACCAGTTAATGTTAAAAAGACAACATTTTGTACATTACGTTTATGTACCAGGGTTTGGTTTTTATGGACTTGGATTAATACATATCATAGGAGGTTATTCTCGTGCAGGAACTTCAATCATTCGTCAGCTTGTTGATGCTGGCACTCTCTCTAATCTCCCAGGGGGTCTTAAATCTCGTGGATTACGTATTAAAGGAGATGCTGCGCCTATTGAACCAGGGGAGTGGAAAGACGTAGATGTACCCTCTGGTAGTATCCGAGACAACATTATGGCTCTACCTTATAAGGAGCCAAGTCAAACATTACTAGCTTTATTAGATAAAATAACAACAGAGGGCAGAAGACTAGGTGCTATCAGTGATATGAACATATCTGATATGTCAGCTAACGCTCCAGTTGGTACAACTCTAGCTATTTTAGAGCGTACCCTTAAACCTATGGCAGCCGTACAGGCTCGTGTACATTATGCAATGAAACAAGAGTTTAAGCTCTTAAAAGCCATAATGACACAATATGCACCGAAAGAGTATTCTTACGTACCTCACCGTGGGGAGATGAGTGCACGTCAAGCAGATTATACGATGACTGATGTGATACCAGTGTCTGATCCTAACAGCTCTACGATGGCACAAAGAGTTGTACAATACCAGACTGTGTTACAAATGGCAGCACAAGCACCACAAATATATGATCTACCGCAGTTACATAGGCAAATGATAGAAGTCCTTGGTATTAAAAACGCAGATAAACTTGTTCCAACAAAAGATGATGCTGTACCTGCAGATCCTATCAGTGAGAATATGGATGCTCTTAATGGTAAACCGTTAAAAGCTTTCATGTATCAAGATCATGACGCACATATACAGACTCATATGACTTTCTTACAAGATCCTATGATGGCACAGATGGTAAACCAGAACCCACAAGCCAAACGTATATTAGCAGCTACACAAGCTCACATTGCTGAACACCTTGGTTTTAAGTATCGTAGGCAGATTGAAGAAGAACTTGGAGCACCTCTACCAGCACCTGGTGAGGAGTTACCAGAAAGTGTTGAAGTCAATCTTTCTCAATTGGTGGCTCAAGCAGGGGCACAACTAACACAAAAACATATGCAGGAGATGGCAGCTAAGAAAGCTATGGAGAAAGCTAAAGATCCTGTTATACAAATGCAACAGCAAGAAATGCAGATTAAACAAGCTGAAGTACAACGTAAAGCAGCTAAAGATCAGGCTGATGTATCTATAGAACGTGCTAAATTAGAACTTGAAGCAAAAGAAAAAGGTATTAAGTTAGCAAAAGATAAACAAGAGTCTCAAAATAAGATGGAGATGGATATATTTAAAACACTTCAAGCAAGTCAAGACAAAGCTAGATCAGAACAGACTAAAGCAAGATCTGAAGCTAACAAGTTAAGACAAGCAGCAGCTATGCAAGCAGCAAAACCTCAACCTGAAAAGAAGGAAAAGTAATGGCTAAATCTCCAGCATGGCAACGTAAAGAAGGTAAATCTAAGAGCGGGGGGCTAAATGCGAAAGGAGTCGCTTCTTATAGAAAGGCGAACCCAGGCTCTAAATTAAAAACAGCGGTTACAACAAAACCGTCAAAACTAAAGAAGGGTTCTAAGGCTGCAAATAGGAGAAAGTCCTTTTGTGCTAGAATGGAGGGAATGAAAAAGAGGAGGACAAGTGCAAAGACCGCACGAGATCCAGATTCTAGAATCAATAAATCATTAAGGAAGTGGAATTGTTAAATGGCTAAAAAAGGTTTATATGCAAATATTCATGCTAAAAGAAAAAGAATTAAAGCAGGGAGTGGAGAGAAGATGAGGAAACCTGGAGCAAAAGGAGCTCCTACCGCTGCTAACTTTAAACGTTCAGCTAAAACAGCTAAAAAGAAAGGTTAGTAATGGCAAAAACCGTCTTTGACGTGCTAAAAGAAAAAATCGAAGTTGACAAGCAAACAGCAATAGATTTTCTTGCAAAAGCAGGAGCAAAAGATTTTTCAGAATATAAAGAGTTAACTGGTCTTATTCGGGGTCTGGAGACTAGTTTATCACATATTGAAGACCTCTCGCGCAACTATATGGAAGATGAAGATGAGTGAAATAAAAGTAACAGAAGAGAACCCACAATCAGCAAAAATATATACTTATGACCCGAATATGTCGGATGATGAGTTAGAAGTTCAATTACCTAAACCTGTAGGGTATAGAGTCCTTGTAGCTATGCCTGAAATAGAAAAAACCTTTGATGGTACAAATGTGTTAAAAACAGATGCAGCTATGCACAATGAACACATTATGTCTATTATAGGTATGGTATTGGATATGGGAGACCAAGCATATAATGATAAAGAAAGGTTTCCAGATGGTCCTTGGTGTAAAACAGGAGACTATGTAATGTTTCGTGCCAATACGGGTACAAGATTTAAAGTGGCTGGTGTAGAGTATCGTTTAATGAATGATGATTCTATCGAAGCCGTAGTAGCCGACCCTCGCGGTGTAACGAGAGCAATATAGGAGATAGCATATGGCAATAGAAAAAGTAGAGTATAGCTTTCCTCATGAAGATGAGGATGAAAAAGTTATAGAGGTAGAACCTTCTTCTGCAGAAGAAATTAAAAAAGCTAAGAAGGAAGAGCCTGAAAAAGTAAAGGTTGAAGTTGAAAAACCGAAAGAAAAAGAAGTAGAAATCGAAGTTGTCGATGATACTCCTAAAGCAGATAGGAATAGAAAACCTTCTGCTCCTCCAGAAGATTTAACAGATGAAGAGCTTGAACAGTATTCGGACAAAGTTCGCAATAGGATTAAGCATTTTAGTAAAGGTTATCACGATGAACGTAGAGCAAAAGAAGCCGCTTCTCGTGAACGCCAAGAGCTAGAAAATTATGCTAAATCTATTATGGAAGAGAATAATAAGCTTAAGGGTGATTTAACTAAAAACCAAGAAGCTCTTTTAAAACAAGCAAAGTATAATGTTGAAGAGGATCTAAAAAAAGCCAAAGCAGCTTACAAAGTAGCCCATGAGTCTGGTGATTCTGATGCTCTTTTGGCAGCACAAGATGCTCTTACTACTGCTAAGCTAAAAACTGATAAATTAGCAGATATAAAAATACCTACTTTACAACAAACAGATAATAATGTAAAACTAGATACTAATAGTGCCCCTAAGCCAAAACCAGCCGATGAAAAAGCTGTGGCATGGTCAAAGCAAAATCCTTGGTTTGGGTCGGATGACGAGATGACAAGTCTTGCCATGGGGGTACATACGAGACTTGCAAAGCAGGGTGTAGACCTGCAGAGCGATGAATACTACGATGCTATAAATGCACGTATGCGAGAAGTGTTTCCAGATAAGTTTGAGAGCACTGACAAACCAGAGGCCGAAGGGTCAAAAAAGCAGTCGAATGTGGTTGCCCCCGCAACGCGGAGCACAGCACCTAAAAAGGTGCGATTAACGCAAACACAGGTACAGATTGCTAGGAAGCTCGGAGTGCCACTAGAACTATACGCCCAAAAGGTTGCAGAAGAAATGAGGAAAACATAATGGCTGAAAATCGAATAAACCGTGAAACTACGACACGAGAAAAAGTAGAACGAAAAAAAGCCTGGACAAGACCAGAGGTTTTACCCTCGCCAAATCCTGAGCCAGGATACTCGTTTAGATGGATTCGTGTTGCAACACAGGGTCAAGTCGATCCAACCAATGTGTCCTCGAAATTACGTGAAGGTTGGGAGCCTGTAAAGGCAGTAGACCATCCAGAAATTACAATGGCAACTATCGAGAATGATAAATTCAAAGATAACATTGTGATTGGTGGTTTAATGCTTTGTAAAGCTCCAAAAGAATTGGTCGTAGAAAGAACTGAACATTTTGCAAAGCAAACAGAAGGTCAAATACAATCAGTTGATAACAACCTTATGAGAGAAAATGACCCTAGAATGCCATTATTTCATGATCGCAAGTCTAAGGTTACTTTTGGAACTGGCAATTAAATTTTAGTTAATAGGAGACTAAACACATGGCTTGGCCTACAATAGACGGTCCTTACGGATTAAAACCCGTCAACAAGCTTGGTGGTACGCCTTTTGCTGGAGCTACGAGACATTTTGCTATCGCTTCTGGTTATAATACCAATATCTTCAATGGAGATGTTGTAAAGCTATTAAACGATGGTACTATCGCTCGTGACGCTATCACAACGGCTACTACTAATACTGTTGGCGTTTTTTTAGGGGTTACTTATACAAACCCTACTACTTCGCAACTTACCTTTAGTCAATACTACCCTGCAAATACAGCAGCTTCTGATATTAGAGCTTACGTCTGTGACGATCCAACAGCTCTATTTAAAGTAGTTTCTTGTACTGCTGGTGGTACAACAGTTACTGCTGTCGGCAGAACTGCTATAGGTAATAATATAAAACTAGTGAATAACACTGGTTCAACCGTGACTGGTAATTCTAAAGTCGCTATGGATTCTGGAACTGCTACAACTAACACTTTCCCAATGAAAGTTATTGATGTTGTAGAAGACACTGCAAATGCTGCAGGTAACTTCGTAGAGTTCATCGTAACTTGGAACTTTGGTATGCACCAGTACCATAAAGCATTAGGAGTATAGATCATGGCTATAAGTAGAGCACAACTCTTAAAAGAACTCCTCCCTGGTTTAAACGCTTTGTTTGGATTAGAATATGCTAAATATGGTGAGGAACACGCAGAGATTTTTGAAAGTGAATCATCTGACCGTTCTTTTGAGGAAGAAACCAAACTTTCAGGCTTTTCAGCTGCACCAGTCAAAGACGAAGGTTCTGCCATCGAGTATGACAATGCACAAGAAGCCTTTACATCACGCTATAACCACGAAACCATTGCTATGGGTTTTTCAATTACTGAAGAAGCAATTGAAGATAACTTGTATGATTCACTATCATCTCGTTATACCAAAGCTCTAGCTCGTGCTATGGCATACACTAAGCAAGTAAAAGCAGCTAACATTCTAAATACTGCTTTCGCTGCGGGTACTACTTATGGAGATGGTAAGTCACTTTGTGCTACCGATCACCCATTAATTTCTGGTGGTACTAACTCAAACGAGCCTGCTGTTGCAGCTGACCTAAACGAAACTTCACTAGAAGCAGCCGTTATTCAGATTGCAGCCTGGACAGATGAGCGTAGCTTGCTAATTGCTGCTAGACCAAGAAAACTAATAATCCCACCAGCACTACAGTTTGTTGCTACAAGATTGTTAGAAACAGAAGGTCGAGTAGGAACAGCAGACAACGATCTCAACGCATTACGTAACAATGGTTCTATACCTGAAGGTTATGCCATCAACCATTATCTAACTGATACAGATGCTTGGTTCTTGATGACAGATGTACCTAACGGTCTAAAGCACTTTACACGTAGTCCAATGTCAACATCTATGGATGCTGACTTCGATACAGGTAATTCAAGATATAAAGCTAGAGAAAGATATTCCTTTGGTGTATCCGATCCGCTAGGTATCTTTGGCTCACCTGGAGCGTAAGAGATCACAAATTGTGTTTTATAGAGGGGGCGGTGAAAATCGCCCTTTCTTTTTTGTTTTTTATATCGTATAGTAAATTATCCCTGACAACTACGCAGTGTAGTTGACTTAAACTGACAGAGGAGACAAAGATGGGAACAACTACTTTTTCTGGTCCTATAAGGACTGGTACTATTAAAGAAGGAGCAAATGCTAATATAGGATATGCTCTATCTATGCAAGCTCATACCATAGACTGTTCAAGTGGAGCTATTGGGCAATCAGACACAGCAATGATTATACCTGCTAATTCAGCTATTGTTGACGTTGTTATTGATGTAATATCTGCTATTGGAACTGCACCTGCCGTTGTAAGCTTAGGAACGTCTGGTGGTAATGATAACACTATTCTAGATGGCTTTTCTTGTGCAACAGGTGCTGGTCAAATTGGACGTAAGTACCCTACAACTGAAGCTGGTGCTACAAGAGGTTGGGCTAACATTGGAACTTCTGATCTTAAAGTAACTGTAAAGACTACAGGAGCTTCGGATGCAGGATCTATTAGAATAACTATAGTTTATGCTCAAGCTTATAATACTACTGTCCAACCGTAGGATAGGAGATAAATTATGGGTTTTAGATTAGGTGATTCCGACATAGAAGCGGTCACTGTGACCGCAACAGGCACAGTAAAAAATGGCCGTAACAGACTGAAAACACTAGCTTTAAAATCTGCAAGTAGTGGTAGCCCTAGAGTTGTTCTAAAGAACGCTGCAACAGGGGCTACTCTGCTTGACATGTCTTTTAATACTAGTGATGATTTCTACATGAACCTTCCTGGGTCAGGTATTTTGTTTAAAGATGAATGTCATGTTACATTAACAAATGTGGACTCTTTTACAGGATTCTTTGGATAGGAGAAAAAATGTCAAGTTTAGCAAAAAAATTAAATGTCCAAGAACTTAGCGAAGGTATAGCAGACGATAAAAATAGGTTCTCTCATCTCGGTAAGTTCGGTAAGAAAAAAATTAAGGAAAACCGAAAAGAACGGGATAAAAAATATAAGTCTATGAAGAACTTAATAAAGGATACTGGCGTAAATGCTATGGCAGCTAAAAGTTTTGGTACTAATTACCCCGAAGGTGCTTATGATGCTGAACCTGTTAGTGTATATGAAAACATTGCAAAAGGTCAAGATAAACGTATAAGAAAAAAAGCAGGTAGGACTTCATACCGTCCTCCAGGAATGGGTCCTATTAAAGACTTTACATCTCCACCAAAAGAAGAAGCTTCAATTATAGAAAGAAAATACGGTGGGGGTATCCAAAAAATGAAGAACGGTGGTAAACCCCGCGGTTGCGGTGTTGCTCAAAAAGGCATAAGACCAACTAGAATGGTATAACTATGGCTACTACAGGTACTACAGCTTTTGATATGGACTTCACAGAGATTGCTGAAGAAGCATGGGAGCGTACTGGCCTAGAGATGCGTACGGGATATGACTTACGTACTGCTCGTAGGTCAATGAATCTAATGTGCATTGAATGGCAGAACCGTGGTTTAAATCTTTGGACTATAGATCAAAAGACCAAAGCACTGGTATCAGG